AGGCTCGCCGGATCGAGGAGGACGATCTCAAGCAGGCGAGCTCGAACGTGAACCTCGAGCCTGCAACGCGCGATCAGTTGCTCGAGCGTATCCGGCAAATGCGCGAGGAGAAGCCGGTCGAGATCGCTCCGGTGCCGCATCGCACGCCGCGGCAGCAGGCGGAATACGAGGCCGAGGTCGCGATGGGGCGAGCCATGGTGGCAAAGGCCGAGGCGGAAATCGAGCGCAACCGCGAAGTCCAGCGGAAGATCAAGGCGGATGAGGCGGCCAGGGAAGGAACCATGACGCCAGTCTATCACCCAAACCCGACGCAACAGGAGGTGTTTCCGGCCAGTGGCGCAACATTCGGCAAGCCGAAATGACTTATAGCGATCCCGAAAGAAAGCGCACGTATCAACGTGAGTATGCGCGGACGGAAAAACGCAAAGCATCCGTCCGCAAATACAACCAGTCTGAAAAAGGGAAGGTTAAGAATCGTGCTCAAGGGATTCGTTGGCGGAAAGAAAACCGGGAGAAATGGCTTGCTTCTATGAAGAAGCACGATCTTAAGCGCCACTATGGTCTTACACCTGAACAGTACGAAGCTATGTGGGCCGCTCAAGGGATGAAGTGCGCGGCATGTGGGAGCACTAATCCGGGGCGGAAGAACGGACAATGGAGTCTTGATCACTGTCACGGCACAAAGAAGGTGCGCGAGATTGTTTGTAACGGCTGCAATTTAGCTTTGGGTCATGTCAAAGACAGTGTCGAGCGGTTGCAGCAACTGATAGAATATCTTGAGGCACATCATGACAGCGATAAAACTAGACCGTTTTGGCGGGATGCTTCCCTCGTGGGATTCAAGATTACTTCCGGATGGTCAGTCGGACTACTCTCTTAATTGCTACCTGTTCAGCGGCGCACTCATCGGCTGGCGGCAGCCCAAGCTGCTACGCCAACTAAATAATACTGCAGCAAAGTATGTATATAGAATTCCAGATAGGCGCACCAACGACACATTGATCACGGCCAGCGACTCCAAGTGGCTCGAATTCCCGGATCCCGATACGAATGTCATTCGCACGCCGGTTGTTGATGACAGTTTTCAAAGGTACTACGCAGCATCTCCGTCGGACGTGCCGAGGTACAATACTTACGACCGGATCATGCAAGACCAATCCTGGTGGATGCTGGGCGTGCCGGCGTCGGGCTGCGCTCCGGGTGTGACCATCACAGGCGGCGGCGATACGTCCCAGCTGGGCTTCCAGAACATCGGGCCCACCGGCGGAGCGCAGACTTACATCCCCGGCAACGAGATCGTGCTGGTGCCGATCGTCCCTGGCGGCACCATGCTCATAAACGACGTCAGTTTTGCGTTGATCCCGGATGGAAGCGGCAACCAGCTAATGTTTCGGGCTGTCGTATATGACGATCTCAACGGCAAGCCGTATCAGCTTCTAGGTGTCGGCAACGACACGATTGCGAATTTGTCAGGTGGAACACAGGTTGGCTCATTCTCCAACAGCGTATCCGTTGTTGCCAATCTCACATATTGGGTCGGTATCCAGACCGACGCTCCGTACTACTTGTTGACTGCCGATAACACCAACAGTGGTGCGGCATACACTGCTGTGTTCAGCAACGGCGCTCCGGATTTTCTCAATATCCCTAGCGTGGCTACTACAGCGACGTTCCAGGTGTGGGCTGATTTGTTCGGTGCTTCGGTGTTCGTGGCACGGGCCTACGTCTACACATGGGTGACGGAGTACGGCGAGGAGGGTCCACCGTCCTTGCCGACGGTGGTCAACGGTTGGTCGAACGGAACCTGGCGGATCGAATTGTTCATGCCGACGCTCAACAACATGGGCGGCGGCACTGACGGTAGCGGGACTGTGTGGCCGCCGGATCGCAACATCAAGACCACGCGCATCTACCGGTCCATTACCAATCAATCCGGACAGGGGACGTATTTCTTCGTAGCCGAAATCCCGGTCACGCAGGCGGTCTATGTCGACACGATCGGCGACGATGTCGTGGCGTTGAACAGTCAGCTGCTGTCGTATTACTGGTTCGGTCCGCCGACGGACATGCAGGGCATCGTATCGTTCCCCAACGGGATCGCGGTGGGCTGGCGGTCGAACGAGCTGTGGTTCTCGGAAGCCTATCGGCCGCATGCTTGGCCGTCTGGCTACGTGCTCACGACCGAGTTTCCGATCGTCGGTATTGGCGTGTGCGGGCAATCCATCGTCATATGCACGCAAGGTTCGCCCTACGTGGCCAGCGGCGTGAACCCGTCCGCCATGGCGCTCACCAAGATCAACCTGCCGGAACCGTGTCTGCACAGAGGGAGCATAATCAGCACGGACACTACTGTTTTATACGTCTCGCAGAATGGTCTTATCCAGATCAGCCAGTCAGGTGCCGGTTCCAACGTCACCGAGGGCTGGATCACGCGCGAGCGATGGCAGGCGTTGACACCGCAGAAACACGTGCGGGCAATCAAACACGCGACGAGTTATTTTGCCTTCGGCTCTATCCAAGACAGTCCTAACATCATCCGGCAGGGGTTCACGGTCGAACTGTCGCCGCAGGACCAGACCAGCTTCACAGTCTGGCCACAGCCAGGTGGCCACAGGCTGGGGTTTGGGCAACTATCCAGCCCGAATGATTTCGACATCGACAACATACAGCTTGATCCGTGGACCGGCATTGCGATGTTGGTTCAAAATGGATCGATTTACTATTACGACTTCACCGACGCCAATCCGGTGATTGTGCCATACAAATGGCGGTCTAAAATCTACCAGCAGCTGTCGCGTAAGAACTTCGCGGCTATGAAGCTGTGGTTCACGGTGCCGGGCACGACGCCGGCGCAAGTTGATCGAGATACGGATGATCCGCAGCCAGTGCTAGGTCCACAGCAGTATGGTATTTTACGTGTCTATGCTGATGACCAGCTCTATCAGACTAGAGAGCTACGATATTCTGGTGAACTGTTGCGAATTTATTCCAGGAGTAAATATGAGTCGTGGCAGTTCGAAGTGGAAGGCAGGGTCGTGGTGTCAAACGTCCAGGTGGCGACAAGCGTCAAGGAGCTCGGGCTCATATGAGCAACGGGAACGGCACCGCACCAATCTGCCCGGTCAGCCGCAGCGAAGGCGTCATCAGCACGCCGCCTGCGCAGCAGGCGATCGTGCCGGCGACCGATCTTCCGTCAGCTATCGCAGCGCTTAACCAGATTAATCTCGTTGCGCAGCAACTCAAGGCGCTCCCCGGCGGCAATGGTATGCCGGGGGCCGGTTCGTCGCCCGCAAGTGCTGTCGGGCGGCGCTTTCCGCTTTGGGTACGCGAGCGTCAGGTCATAGACACTGTCAGAATATACAATCCTGGTGACGATCAGGTCTATGTCGAGATGGAACGCATAACCTATTTGCTTTATCGCGAGCAGAAAACACAAGTAACACTGGAGTGGAACCTGGCCTATGGCACCCCGAGCTAACGGCAATACAGCTCCGGTTTGTCCGGTCAGCCGCAACGAAGTGTTGCCGGGTATGCCTGGCATCATGTTGCCGTATGTGCCCAAGGCGGTCGATCTTCCTTCGGCTATAGCCGCAGCCAACCAAGCTGCCCAACTGCTGCAAACGCTCGCTGGACCGGTGGGCAACAACATAGGGGGTGGAGGCGGCAATCCGGCTGGCGGTTATTACGGCGTAAGACCGCAGACGGTGCGCTGGAGAGAGAAGGAGCGGCACACGGCGACGATAAGATATTACGCCAAGAATGCCACTACAGGCGACTACGATTTTGCCCAATGGCTAGAGGTTGATCGTATTGTTTACATCAAGTGGCATGACAAAGTTCAGAAGATAGATCTTATCGCTGAGTGGGTTTTTCGGCCAGAGCCAGGGAAAAAGCTAATGAAGATCGATGGGGGAGACGTCAACCCGACTGATCCGCGCACGTTCACTGGTGTACCAGGGATTGAAGTACAATGACCGCACCTGTCTGTCCCGTCACTCGCAATCAAGTCGTGTGGATGCCTGGTGCCAAGCAGCCGGCGGTCCCACGAGCCATGGATCTGCCTTCGCTGCTGCAGGCGGTCAACTCACTCAAGCGGGTGTTGCAGGACACGATTGGTCCGGGGTTGGCTGGAGGATTTACGTCGCCAAACATGGGACCGCCGATCGTCGCGGATAGACCAAACTGGTTCGAAACTGATCGCGATACAAGAAACCTGCGTGTTTATCATAAAGATGCCGACGGCAAGCAAGACAAGAGTATGTATATCGATGTCGTGCGTATCGACAAGATCGTGTTTCAGTATCTGTATGACGATCCTTACGGCGAAACATTTGATTGGCAATATAAACGTTAGGAGATGGTCTTGACGGATGCGCCGCCCTATCACGAGGATTTTTTCCAGCGCATCGTCAACGTGAACTGGAGTGTCGGTCCGGTTTTCATTTACGGCACGCAGCTCGGGAATGAATTGCATTACGTAAAACTAACCGGGAAGGACGGCAGTTCGAAACGGCATAGCATCGTCTTGCCGGAACCAGCAACCATCATTGATTATGGAGCTAAGGCTTTGTTTGGCGTTATTGGAAGCTCTTACGCCAAAATAAAGGGTGTGGACGTGCTTCTGGTTTGCGGTACGGCGTCTAATTTTCACGAGATAACGGACGATGTTGGAAATACGACTGGAGCCATTGACCGGCACACGGTGATTTATGCGTCCAATGATGGGCTCAACTGGGGCATAGTTCACGAAGAAGCAGCGATAGTGACAAGCTTTCATGATGAAAAATCCATTGAGTCTCTTGCTCTTGTCTGGAATCCGGACAAGTCGTCGTTTTATTACGACCAATTTTCCGGTGGCGTAGGTGGGAGCGGAGAAGAAGTGTTCAGTTCATCGGACGGTACAGGCTGGGGGCGCAGCGGCGCTGGCTTTGTCGACCAATGTGTCAATAACGATTGTTTTGACTCACTCGGCCAGCATGTGCCGGATGGCGTCATGCAATATGATCTGAAAACGCAGACTACGGCAAAACCAGATTTACCACCGACGATATTTTATGACAGTGGTGCAGTCAGCTACGATCCTGGATCGGGTGATGTTATCGTTACAAAACATCCTCCAGGAGGACAGATAACCGTGGGATTTTCATCGACCGTGTCTATGCCAGGCATCGGACGGGTCACTTGCGTAGCGGGATATAACGGGATTTTCATGGCTGGCGGCTATACGAACGACAGCGGAGAAGGCCCCGGTGCTGTGGCATTGTCTGTAGACGGCGGCGCCACTTGGTCATTTTTTGCCGGTACGTCGACGGGCGTAACGACTATGATCGCTGCTCCGTTGCAGTAGGCGGGCGAAAATAGCTTGGAGGCACGGTTATGGCTTCGACATCCAGCAGCTCACAAGAGTCTAGCAGCCAGCAATCGGGCACGTCGTTCATTCCGAATTACTCGGAAACGCCGATCCTCGAGAGCATCGCCCAATATTCGGAGAACATGGCCCCGCAGGTCTACCAGTGGGGCATGCAGCAATTCGCCAACAACCAGGGCAACATCGACAGCATGATGCGCAATGCCTTGTCCTACGCCAGTCCGCAGCGCCAGGCGGTCGACATGGGGCAGGCCGAGGCAGGCGTGGCGCAAGGTGCTGAAGCAGCGCGGCAGTCGGCGATATCCGATCTGCAGAGCTACGGCATCGACCCATCAGCCGGACGTTATGCCGGGTTAGATCGGGCTGATCGGGTGCAGTCGGCGGCGAGCGTAGCGGGCGCGGGCAATCAGCAGCGCATGGCCGACGTTGCCACCGGCAACGCCATGCAGCAGCAGGCCACCTCGGCTGGGTTGCAAAACGTCCAAACGGGCTACGGTGCCGCCAATGCGGCGAACCAACTTCTAGGCACCGGTATGAGTTTGAAATACTCGCCGCTGGGGCAGCAGTCACAAGGTACGTCGCAGTCGTCGGGATCGAGCCATAGTTTTAGCGATGGCGGCAGCGGCGGCGGCAGTGGTGGTCCTGGCGGGCTTGCGATGTGGCAGCAGGGGCCGGTCGGTCCTGGATCGATGATGGCGGCAGGTGGTCCCGTCGGGTATCAGCCCGGCGGCTACGTTCCCGCCGACGATAGCCCGTCGGGCGGTCAACAAGTTGATGACGTGAACGCCAATTTGAATGTCGGTGAGTTCGTGATTCCGCGCGACGTAGCGGCCTTTAAGGGCCAGGAACACTTCTACAAATTAATGGCTAAAGCTCGTAAGGACCGCGCTACGATGGGAAGCGGCGGTGCCCCGCAAACCGGTTATGGAGCAAACTGATGGCCCAGGCAGCAGCACAGCGCGTAGGCTATGCGAACGGCGGCGATGCAGGGCCGTCAGCGGCACCGCCGCAGCCTGGCAACGACATGAACCATCGTGCCGCACTCCTGGCTGGCTTGCGCAAGCGTTACGACGCCATGATCGGCATGGCGCAGGGTGCTCACGCCCACGGCGACATCAAGACCGCCGCGCACCTTGCCAGCAAGGCCCATGACATGGTGCCAGACGGCAAGAACCTGACGCACAACGTGACGCCCGACGGCCACATCCTGTCGGTCGTGCATGGGCGCGGCGGTGTGGAATCCACGCATCCGATGACCTCGCAGCAGTTCCATCACTACCTGGTGGGGCCAGCGACCAGCTTTGACCACGTCATCGACAACGGCGTGGGGCATAATCTCCACATCGCTTCCGGCCGGCAGCAGCCGCGCGTGCAGGAGCATCCCAACGACCCGATCCACCGGGTTCGGCAGGTGCTGCAGCATACGCGGCAGATGCACGGGTTGCATCGGATCGGCCAACAGCAGGCGCCACCTACCGGCTACGGCGCAGGAGGTTGACATGACTTACACCGACAGCGCCGACGACGACCAGTCTTGGACTGCTCAAGACGAACGCGACAACCCGCCGGCGCCACCGCCACCGCCTGAAGAGGATACCGGCCCGGAGCCTCTGTGGAAGCGGTTTGCGCGCGAGCAGCTGGGTTATGGCGCTCCACCCCCTGATCCCGGTACCGAGCCGCTGCCTCCAGATAGTCGTCCGTTGTACCAGCAGTGGTCGGATAAATATCTCGGCACTGCTGCTGATCCTGCTGCGGCACCACCTGCAGACAGTTCAAGCAAGCGTACTCCGCTGCTCAGGACAGTCACAGACGCGATCAAGAGCTATCTCGGTGGTGATAACGCAGCGCCTCCACAAGAGGTAGACGCTGCACTGGCTGCTACACAAGCTGCCGATCCGACCGCCAGCACCGCCGAAGTCGTGCAGAAGACGATCGCCGGCACCGCCGATCCGCTGTCGCCCAACTACATGGACCAGGCCGGGCAGGACGCTCTCGGTGGTCTTGGCAGATCATCGACTGCAGGACAGGCTCCTGCCAAAACGGGTTACGACCAAACAACTCAACCGACAACGAGCGAAGGACGTGCGCAAGCCTTGGGCGCAGGTGCTCCTGCAGTTCCCCGTGAATTGACACGGCAAGACCTTATTAACGCGGGAATGTCGCCTGGAGAGGCAGCCAGAGTGCTGGAAGACAATGGCGCCATGGTTGCTGCGATTGGCCCTAAAGTAAGCCGTTTCCTGCCGCCTGGGTTTTTGGATGACCCTTACAACAGAGCTAATTTGGCACGATTTACCACGCAACGTGGCGCCCCTATGAGCGGTCGTGACGACGCCCCGGTATTAGGCCGAGACGATTACCTCATGCCTGGCGGCAACGACGGCATCTATGAAAGTCTGGCCACCAAACTCATAAACCGCGCCGATAATCGTGCTGCTGTCGCAAAAGAGCAAGCACGACAAGCGCCTCGTATCAACCCTTATTACAACCCACAAGTCGGTTACGATTCGCAGAACCCGCCGTCCCGGGAAGGGACCGTAATTCCGCAATACGATATACCGTCAGGTGGTGGGACTGCGGCAACTGCCGGCGGCAGCAGCAGCAATAACAAAAACACCAATAGCCGTAGCCGTGGTGGAGCGCGTGGCCGCAGGAGCGATGCCGGCGACGATACCAGCGTGCCTGGTCCGCAGTACGCGGTAGCGGACACGGGGATGATGTCGGACGCCTCGAATGACGTCAGGTCCACTTTGCCCGCAGGATCAGTTGCTGCTGCAACGCAAGCACCGCAAGCCACCGGGTACGCCAACCAGGCCCCGTCGGCCGGCGGCTTCTCCGGCACTGCCGGCAACAATGTGACCACCATCCCGGTCCGGCAGGGCGCTCCCGCAGCCGCCACCCCTGCAGCCGCTGCTCCCGCCTATCCGCAAGGATACACGCTCGCGCCAACGTCCGACACCACCTACGACCGCGCGGTCGTAGGACCGGACGGCAAGGTCGTCAGCTACGTACGCAAGGGCGACGCCCCGCCGAGTACGCAGGATCTGGCAGGCACGTTGTTCAACAACAATCTCGGCGAGCTGGACGCCCGCATGAAACGAGGTGATCCGGTGGCCGTGGCCGCCGTGCAGGCCAGGGCAACCGGCCAGGGCGGCCTGGACCTGTCCAAGCCACTGCCGCCCGAGCAGGCGCCGACCCCGGCATCGCAGGCGGCGGCGCAGGCCGAGTTGGCGGCCAGAGCGGCCGGCGGCCGGTCGGCACCTGGGGGGCAGCAGAGCAACGATCCGGTCCAAGACCTTCTGCGGCGGGCGGCCCAGACCAGCGACGTCAACGCGCAGAGGATGTTCACCAACGAAGCCTACAAAATTCAAGAAACGCGAAGGGTCAACCAGCAGAAATCCGCTGACGCCGCCTTGAAGACCTTCAGCACCGGGGAGCAAAACTTAATTAAGAGCATCTACACCAAGGAGAACGGCGGGAACACACTGACGCCAGCCGAGCAGGCGCTCAAGGATGACTACGTCACCCGCATCCAACAGCACTCGCGTAGCCAGCAGGGCGGTGGCCAAGCAGCAGCACGAGCGCCAACCGCTCAATCAACTGGAGCGCCGGTCAGAGTAAGCTCGCCAGCGCAGGCTCGTAGCTTGCCATCAGGCACACGGATTATCCTACCGGATGGGTCTCCAGGGATTGTACCTTGATGGCCGATGACGATGATGACGAGGATGTTGACGAACAGCAACAGCCTGACGTTGCCGGACAACCTGCTGTAGCTGATGACTGGGCGGCTTTTCGTGCCCCGCAAGCTCCCACCGCAACCGATGACTGGGCGGCCTTCCGTACTTCGCAAACCGCTCAGCCTGCCGATGACTGGGCAGCTTTTCGAACTGGGGCGCAGCAACAGCAACAGCAACCGAAAGCCGAGAGCCCGTTCTGGACGACGCTGCGCCATGTCGCACACGGGCTGCTGCCGTCTGCCGCCGGTCTGGCGGCAATTCCCGGCGGCATCGCAGCGGGCGCCGCCATCGGCCTACCAGAGGCGGGTATAGGTGCCATTCCGGGCGCCTTCATCGGTGGTAGCTTGGCTTACATGGGGGCGCGCGCCGCTCAGGACACTGGCGCCAAGCTGCTGGGTTTCGGTGACGACCTGCAAATGGCGGCCGACGATGCCGCCAACCCCAAGTCGGCGGTAGTGGGCGACATCCTGAGTGCAGCGCCGTTCCTTGGTCCGGGTGCTGCACCCGCTGCCGTGCGGGCGGGCGGCGCACTGTTCGGGGCGGGCATGGAGGCGTTCAATCAGTGGAAGTCAGGCGAGGATTTCGACCCAGCACGACTTGCCATAGCGGGCGCTGGTGGCGCCTTCTTGACCACGCCAACCCGGGCTGGCGAGGCGCTGGGCACGCGAGCGGCGGCTGCTATCGGCCGACCTGAACTGTGGCACGGCACACCGGGATCGGACGCTGCCGCCGGCACCGCCAAGGAGCAGCCGCCGCCTGCAGGTGGAACGCCGGGAGAGGGTGGCGCCGCTGCAGCTACGCCAGAGACCACGGCCCCGGTCGGCGACAGAACCGGTCCGGAGGATCTTGGCAAGGAGGCGCCGCCTCCTGCCGAGCGACAGGGTGTGAACGTCGGCGAGACCGACCCGGCGCAGGACGCAGCGATCCGCGCCAAGATGGAGCCCGGGGGTGAGGCTGCAGCCCCGGCCACCAGCGCGAAGCTGGAAGCACAATTCCCTCGGGTGCCGGATGCCGAAGAGCAGGCGCGACCATTGCAACCGGAGGAACCGCAGCCAACGGCTCCCGCCGAGCCGACGCCAACCGCGGCCACCATCGATCGCGCGCTCGCCAATCGGATGCTCAACCAGCCGCGCGTGCTCAACACGGAAGCCGCCAAGCGCGGCATGACGCCAGAAGCGCTCAAGGCACAGGCGCAGGATGTTCTGAAATCCCCAATGGCTGCACCAGAACCGCCGCCAGCCCCTGTTGCAACACAAGAGCCTGCGCCGCCGGCCCAGCCGCCATCCGCCTCCGTGAAAATAGGCCGGGGGCCACGCGCTAAGGACGAGCAGCTCTACAGCCTGCTCGAGTATCTGGCGCACAATGGCGGTCTGCAAAAAGATATTCCGGAGCTGAAGGACATATTCGGGGGCAAAAACCGTCTGATCCCCGGATTTGGCAACTTGCTGCGTAAGGACGGCATGTCGCTCGATCAAGCGTGGCTCAAGGCTACACGCGAAGGCAGATACCTCAACGACGCCAGCGACTTCGAAGGCCGAGTGGCCAAGACGACCACCTCTGATCTGCTGGATTTGATCGACAAAGAAGCGCGTGGAACCAGGCAGTATCGGGTAGGCAGCGAAGGCACGACGACCGCAGGCGAGCGTGGGCGCGCAGCCGAGCTTAACCGCGTTGCGATCCAACGTGCCGTCGACGGTTTTTCTCATGATGCCGGACTTGGCGCGCTAGACCCAAAATTATATGATCGTACTGTCGAGATCATGGAGAAGGAGGGCGTTTCCAGCCCAGATATGGCTCTTGAACGAGCCATAATGGAGCATGCCAACCAGTATGAAAAAGACACCCAAGACCAGCACGTCACCGTTGGACACATTGAAGGGTGGGATGTTGATGACGCCGCGGCAGCACGCGGCGATGGCCGAGGTGTACGCGAAGCCGGGGCCGGACCTGAGCCCGCAGGACCTCCAGCGCCGCCAGATGCTGGCGAGGTACCACGCGGCGCTTTCGAAATGGGCGCTGAGGGAAAACCTCAAGGCGTTATCCCCGGGACCGAGCGCATCGGCGAAGGCGAGCTCGCCCAACGACGGGCCGACGAACGTCTGAGACCAACGGCCCCGCAACGGCCGGCGGACGAGGGACTCTTCAGCGACACGCATCTGCAGGAAAACCTGTTTACCGGCGGGCGCGACGAACTCATGCGGCAACGGCTCGATGCAGCCGAAGCCGCGCCCAGCCCAGCCGCGCACTTGCGCGAGACCGCGGCCATGTACCGAGAGCAAGGCCAGGAAGGGCGTGCCCGGCAGTTCGAACAGGCGGCCGACGCTTTCGAACGCAGTCAGCAGCAGCAGCAACAGCAGCAACAACGGCAACAGCCGCCGCGGCAACCGCCTGGCGGCCGGCCACCTGGGACGCCGCCCGAGCCGCCTCGCGTGCCCAAGGAGCAACTGATCGAACAAGGCAAGCTGGGCGATGAGAAGGCGTTCAATCTTGCCAACAAGGCCGACGACGAACTGAATAAATTATCCACGATCCCCGCTGCCGACATGCTGCGCTACAAGGGTCTGGGCGAGGAAGCCTCCAAGATGCACCCCGAGGTCAAAGGGAAGGGCGGCGAGACGATCTATAACGCCATCGTCAACGGCACCTACGACAAGCTCCCTGCCAACCTGCGCGCTGGCTTCGAGCATGCGACGGGCGACATAAGCAAGGAGAACGCCGCGTTGCGCAAGGAGCTTGTCGACCGTGGGCTCATAGACAATGAGGCGGACGATCCGCGCTACATGAAGCGCGTCATGAAGAGCGCCCCGGTCCGGGTCGACGACCCGATCACCGAGGGTCACATCGGCCGTCTGCCCGGCATGCACGATCCAAGCTCCACCAAGGAGCTGGCGTTTTACGGTGCCCAGGACAAGGACGGCAACCGGCTGGTGCTTGCCGGCAAGGGCGACAGGATTGCGGTTATGAAGAACCGCGAGCCGGAAGGGTTCATCACCAACCCTAAAGAAACATCGCCGCAGACCGGCGACAAGCTCACCTACAACGGCAAGGAATACACGGTCGATCGCGGCCGAGAGAACGAGATCGAGCAGCATGCCGTGCATGAGGGCGGCACCCCGGTCGAGTATCACAAGAACGCTTTCGTATCCAAGTTCGTCGAGAACCGCGAACTGAGGATGATGAAGGATTACAATGACTGGCTGGATCGGTTCAAGGACCCGGAGAAATCGCCGTTCAAGTCGTTGATGACGCGCGATGCCGATACCGCCAAGAAGCGCGGGTGGCCGCAAAGCGATGTGCCCGATCTCAAAGGGCTCTACATGCACCCTGACCTAGAGCAGGTCCTCCACAACAATTACAAGCCCGGCATGGGGCTGCCGGACATCAACTGGCTGCGGGTGGCCAACCAGCTGGGCATCCGATCGATCTTCTGGAATCCGGTGCCGCATGCCATGAACGCATTCATGCACTATTTGGTAGGACGCGGTACGGATTGGATCGACCCGCGCAAATACGGCACGCTCGCCAAGTCGGTCATCGAGGGATTCAAGTCCGCCTATACCCAGGACCAGCTGCTGCAGGACATCAATCGTGCCGGCGGATCGTTGATCCAGTCCAAGATCGATAGTCAGAACATAGTTCGCAATCTTGGCAAAGCGTTCGATGCCGACCTTCGGAACAATCCCGGCAAATGGGAGCAGTATGCGCGAACCTACGGACTTGGCCACGGTATCGACGCTGTCAAGCTGTGGTACGAGCATGCCGGTAAAGCCCTGTGGACTTTCAGCGATGCGCTCATGGCTTCCCGGATCAGGGAGCTGGAGATGAACGGCATGTCGCGCGAGGATGCGATTGCCAGCGCCCGTGTCCACATGCCGGACTATCGGCTGCCGATCAAGATTTTTGGCCGCCGTCAGATGGTTCGCTTCATGTCCGATCCGAATGTCTCGGTATTCGGCCGCTATCATATGGGCATGCTCAATTCGCTCAGCACCATGATGACCCACACACTCGGTCCGAACGCTACTATGGCCGAGCGCAAGGAAGCATTGGGCAACGTGTTCGCCTTGGCGGCGCTTGCGTTCGTGGTCAAACCGGCGCTGGACAAAGCCGTCCAGAGCATCACCGGCAACAAGGACGCCGAGGTGAAACCGCGCGGACCGTTGGCGCCGTTGACCGGTGCTTACGGTGTCGCGACGGGCAAGAAAGACCTTGGCATGGTGCTGAGCAACGTCTTTACGCTCTCGCCTGCTATCAATGCCATAAGAGCCGGGTTGTCCAACCGCGACTTTGCGGGGCGCCGGATCGTTGATCCGGGCTCGCCGTGGTACGATAAATTCGGGCAAGCTGCCGAATTCGCCACCGGGACGCTCGTGTCGCCGTACAGCACGTTTGGGCCCACGATTCAGCCAGGCTCTGCGCGCGGTTCAACTTTGCATGAATTTCTGTCGCAGATCACTGACACCAAGGTCCCGACGCAAAAAGAAGTTGCGGGACAGCGTTATGGGCAGAAGCTGAGCCTGAAAGAAGCCAAGACACGCGCCCAGCATCCGCGTGGGCTGATAGAATATGGGCTGGGGCAACTGACACGATGACACCCGCCAAGATGTCGCACAAGGACGCGAACTATCGCCCTGCCAAGCCGGGGGCGCCGCGCCGCTGCGCGACCTGTAGCATGTACCGGACCGGCACCTCGCCGAGCTGCACGCTGGTCGAGGGCCCAATCCGGGCACAGGACACTTGCACTTATTGGGAAGCAAAGAGGAGATAGAGCTATGGCGCCAATAGTCAGCGACCCCCAGCGCAAGGCCATGTTCGCGGCCGCCAAGGGCAAGAGCACGCTCGGTATCCCGCGATCGGTCGGGCGCGAGTTCACCAAAGGCACCGGCCCGATGCCCGCCAGCTATGCCACTGGGGGGCCGGTGATCCAGCAATCGCGCAGCCGCTTCTTCAAGGCGCCCGACCAATTCCGAGAAAACATCGAACGCCAAAGCTATCCTAAGTCTGGCAAAACTGGCGAGATGTCGAACACCACCAAGGATAAGTCATTGCCCGCGATTAAACCGCGCGCCTGAATCCAGTTCCGAGTGCCGACGGACGATGAATGGTTCCTGTCCCGAATCACATAGCCCGGGAAAGCCAATGACGGTCAAACTCTCTCGTTGGTTGACATCAGACCGATCTGCGGAGTGTGGCACTCGGAAGCGTTTCACGTGAAACTCAACAATCCTCTCCTTGCGCCACGTGGCGGCTTATTGCCTTCCCGGTCGCTACTGACATTCAATGATTTCAATGGCCCCGCGCTTTTGGGCGCTGAGCGGATATGCCTCCTAAGCCTTTGATTTCACAAGATCCTGGTAGTGTATGCTAGTCATCGATGTTCGCGTTGCGTTTACGGTGGTTTACGACGCATCCGTTCCCGCCTTGTTCCGGCTCGCGGCGCGGCCTTTCATGACCCTGGCGATCGCCTTGGTGTCGTCCCGCGAGTAGGCTTGGGTCTGGCTGACGTTGCTGTGGGTCGCGGTGCGCCTAACGTCATCCATGGCGGCAACGTCCGTCCCTTCCGTGATCGCGCCGGCCCGGCTGTCCATGTTCCAAACGTGGTTTGGGACTCCGGCCGCAGTCGCGACCTTGCGCCACTTCTCGCGGAAGTTCTTGGCTTGCCACGCCACCCCGGTTGCCTCGCAAATGATCAGCGGCCCCTTCTCGGGGAACTTGCCGGCCAGATCCAGTTCCGCCATGACCATCGGGGCCAGGCGCAGATCGACCTCGACCGGCTTCTGCCGTTTGCTGGTCATGTGGCGCAGGATCAAATTGGCGTCGATCTCTTCGCCCCGGAGACCCCGAAGCCACTTCCATTGACCGTCGTGGACATCCGACAGTTCCGGCTCGCCCATCGGGACCCATTCCCCGATCACATCCTTTTGCCGCAGGGTGCATTCGAACTGGAACGCCTGGGCCAGCGCGATCGAGTGGCGGCCGAGCTCGTGGGCCTTGGCGATGATGGCGAGTGCCTGGGTCGCCGTGATGTATTCCTTCCGGGGCTTGCCCATCTTGAAGCGCAGCAGTCCGGCATCCTCGCGCAACCGCCGGCATTCGGGATCTCCGCGCTTTCCGACCAAGGTGGAGCCGAACGCGAAGAGTGTGCGGAGCTGCCCGACCTTGCCATGGGCTGACGGGGTCCGGCCGTCCGAGGTCCACGCCCGCCACCAATCCTTGATCATGCGGGCGTCGATGTCAGAAAGCAGCGTGTCGCCGTAGTCCCTGGCGATCAGCTTGCACCGGCTGTCGTCGTTCATCCGGCTCGCGTAGCGAAGCTCCTGATACGAGGAATCCTTGTCGGTCTGGTAGAGCCGGATCAGGCTGCCCAGCGTGCCGTCGAAGGCGTCTGCGATCACCGGGATGCCGCCGCGGCCCCAGACCAGCATCTCGGCCTGGAGGCGGGTGCATTGGTCGGAGATCAGGGCGCAGTCCGTCTCGGAGGGCCATTCCCCGGCCCAGACGCGGGCGCGCTGGGGCAGGAAGCCGCGCTTGATCAGGTCGGTGCGGGCGTGCCATTCCGCCACCCAGCCGGCTTTGCGGGGCGCCCACACCAAACCTGGAGAGTCGCTGACTTTCGGCCTATCGCTCATCGGAAGCTCCAGTATCGGCGAGAAGCCGTTCGACGGTGGCGAGGCGGGTCGCAAGCTCTGCATTCTCGGCCTGTACGCGATTGACGTCGGCATACAGCGCCTCGATCTCGCCAGCGGTGACATTGGTGCGGGCGAAATCGTTGAAGGCCGCCCTGAGCGCGCGACTGTCCTGCTGCAGCACCACGAGCGCACGGCTGATGAGCGGCAGCCCGTCTAATTGCGCCCGCATAGGAGCCAGTTGCGCCCGTAGCCCGTCTAACTGCGCCCGGATAGGAGCCAACTCGGCCCGCAGGATGGTGCGAAAATCGTCATCGCTCATGTGATGCCTCGATGTCCTTTGGCGTGAGCTTCCGATAATAGGGGGTCACCGAGAACCCAGCGCCGCGAAGAATGGCCGGACCGGGGCGGCGCCGGCCGAGCAGAAAGTCAGAGAGGTAGGCGGCCGATATCCCGTGCTTTTCAGCCCACTCCTTTTGGGAGCCAGGGCCGATCTGCTTCTTTACGACCGCAACAATTTCTTCATCGGTTATATAAATTGCCATGCTGCCGCATATAATCAGCGCATACGCTTATGTCAAGCCGATGTGCGCTCCCGGGGGATAAGTCCGCTCGCCCGATCAAAGTAAGCCTTGCACGCCGGCCAATATCTCCGGTTCCCAAATAGCTTTTGCTTCTGGGGAAAACCGCTGGCCCGGTTCGCGTCGAGCGCCCGGATGGCCTCCCGCGCGATCTTCTCAGGCACGCCCATGCGCCGGATCAGCTCCGCGTCCGTGACGTACAGGGTATCGCGCTCGCCGGTCTCGTCCGTCATCCGGTTAGCTCATCTGTCATGTTGCACACCGGGCGGCGGATGCCCGCACCAAGCGGTCAACAGCGGCCGGAACTTCCGGGCCGTTTGGAACAATCTCAATGGCGATATCTTGCTCCTCGCCATCGATCTCTTTGACCGCCGTCAGGCTCGCCTCCCCGGTAGTTAGGTGCTCGCATTCATAACGGCCGCCGCTTTCGATGAATTGACGCGCCAAGGCCTCGATGTCAGACGGGCGATCAATTTCCTCATCCCGTTGCCGCCCATTGGGGCGCATGTACTGTGTGAAAGGTATCGCCATCGTCATCCCCTCTGGTGCGCAGAACTCTCGTGAGCGCCCTGCGGATGGTAGAACGCCCGTCGCTCTTTCATCCGGCCAATGATCTGCCTCAAGATCACAGCGAACTCGTAATTGTCATCGAGCATCCACTGGTCGTAGGTATTGATAGCCTCGTCCACAATGTCCCACCCAGCCCCGCGCTTCTGCTGGTATTCGATTGATGAATCGCACATCTGGTTCCCACTTTACTCGTGAGCGGCGCGAACGCTGTCCAGCACGGCGGCGAACGCGGTGGACTCAGCGCCTTCAAAGACCTTACGCACGATGTCCCATGCTTCGTTGAAGCCGACTATCGAGTCGTCATAGTCCGGCTTCATCTCGCAAAGACAGTCATTAAGGCGAGTGTCGAGGCTGGCCTTAAGGCGAGCGGCGGCTTGGCACCAGCCTTCGACATATTCATGGGCCTGGAGCATCTTCTGCCGGCGCTCGCCATCGTTGGCGTAGCTCCAGCCGCGAAGCTCGCGGCCATCAAGAGAGACGGTGATTTCGTCCTTATCGTTATCGGTCACCTTCGGATGCATCGTTACCTCCTAAATCCGTGGTCGCCCTGGTGCGTAGAACTCTCGTGAGCGCCTTACAGCACCATTTCGGATTGCTTTGCAGCGACAGCCCAAGTCGATCTGCACTGAACGGCATCCCAGCGGTCCGCCATCTTGCGCGGCGTGTTCTGATCTCGATTGTGATTGCGGGCGATGTCGGTACTATCGACGGACGCAAACGGCCACCGCTCACCAGAGCAAGCCATCCCGCGCAGCATGTGGACCCACGGCAAGCGGTGATGCTGCTTCGCCAGTCGATCCCACGCCTCGTCCATCCGGCGCTTCCACGCATCCGACATGATCTCGGCATAGATCGAGGTCGAGCCGATGCACACTTTGGGCCAGCCGGCGCAGAGCTTGGCTAGGCGGTCTATCGGCTCATCCATGTGCCAGACCGGCGCCCCATGTTCCCCGAACGGCCATTGCAGGATCAGTTCGTCTTGCGCCTCCGCGCCGCCGTCGATCTCATCCGGGATCACGGCCCATGTCGTCGGGTAGTTCAGCCACTCATCCGACCAGTCGTAATAGGCCGGCCAATTCGTCGCGGTTCCCTTCTTCCATTTCGAGAAGGCCCCATTATCGAGCATTACGGACTGCCCAATCATGTGGCAGCGCGACACGTCAGCCGGATGCGCGAACGACACACAGAAGCACCGCCCCGCCAGCTCGTAGAGCGCGGTCATCGGCGTGATCGGCGTGCCGTGGTAATGCATGGTCATCGCCCGCAGGCCCCTTCGGACATCCTGCGGCGGCGCTCGACCGGCCAGCGCATCGGAAGGTTGAGGCGCGAGACGAGGGTGGACGGGTATGTGATCGCAACACCATGTTTGGCGGCGATCAGCGATACTTTCATTCCGGCCTCATATTCGGCCAGAATCGCCGCTTTCGTTTCTTCGCTCAATCGCTTCATTTCTGGTTCCCACTATTCCCGTCTGCGCCCTAGATCGAACGCATGGTCAGTTCCATTTCTTCCAAGCCTTCGACAAAGGCGATCGGGCACCAATCCTCCAAGACATGCATCCCGTAGCTGTTCACCCCGATTGGCTTGCCGTCCTTCGTGATGACCAGGAAAAGCGCGGCCTCCCCTTGGTAGGGAGGTCGCCCCTCTGTGATCGCGATCAGAACTTGCAGATGACCGTCGCGCAGACCGCGCCCGCCACGGATATGATAGACGTTGCCAATACGGGTCGGCGTCAGAGGCGAAAACTCGGTCGCCTGGATCGCGATTTTCACGCTGTCAACTCCTTCACGATCCACATGACGGATTGTTCGAGCGAGGTGACGGCGAGCGCGTTGTAGCGACCCGGCTTCACCTTCGCGAACAGGCTCTCCAATTCCGCCGCCTTGTCCTTGAGGGCGTCGTGGAGCGCCTTTTCCTCATCCGTGAGCGCCCGGTAGCGGGGTCGGAACCGGCTTACCGGCGCGTTCACGTCGCCCGACTGGCGTCCGTCTGTCTTGCCTTCGTACACATTCGTCATGTCGTATCCTTGGGTTGGTAGTCAAAATCCGGTTCGCTCACCTGCTGACACCGCCCCGCTAATCGCTGCCGTTGCCCTTCTTCGGCTCGGCGGCCTCGAGGCGCTCCTGCAGCGCGCGGATCGTCTCGATGACGCTGGTCGAGCGGTCGACGAACTCGGCGACGTGCTCGCCGGCAATGCGCGAGTGCTCGCGCACGGCTTCCGCGAGCTTGCGCAGCTTCGTGCCGATCTCGCCCGCGGCCTCCTCGACGGCCGCCGCGGCCTGCTCGATCTCGTGCGCGGCGGACTCGCCGATCTGATCGACGGCCTGGACGGTGACGCCGGCGAGCGCCAGCGGGTCACGAGCGCGAGGCGGCGCGTCGTTTTTCCCGTGCTCGCCGACTTCCTGCAAACTGTCGTAATGGGCTTGGTCGCGGATTTTCAGCGGGCGGACGCGGTCGTGCTCTTGCTCGATGGTCATACTTCCTCCTTGTGACGTGGGTCATGGGGATTTCTGCTCAAGGGCAGTTTTTGCTACCGCATGGCATAAAGCGGCACGATAGCCATTATCCCGGATTTCCTTGAGCGCGGCTCGCAGCCGTTCGATCTCGGCCTTTAGCCGCTCAATCTCGAAGCTGGCGTAGCTCATGGGGATTTCTGCTCTAGGCCCGCCAGTAACCGCGCCTGGAGCGTTACCAAAGTAGGATGGTAGTTCTGGACATTAAATAGCGCCAATGTTGACCATCCGTCCTTGAGCACCGCCCGCAGCCGCTCGATCTCGGCCTCAAGGTTGCCGACAATTTCCTCGACCTTGAGCATTTCGTCGGTTCTCATGGAAAATTACCCGCAACCGATCTCGGCCGCCAAGCAGATTGGGCACATTCCGTCTGCGACCGCTGCCTCGGATTCCCAGTGCGAGTGCCTGCATGTCATTTGCAATTCAACCCAAATGAATTCTGGCGCGCGGTGCCCAACACCGATCGACGATCTTTCCGGTCGGGTCGAGCAGCCTAACTTCTCCCTGTCGCAAGTCGTGCTTGATCTTATCGAAGACGGGCCGGACTGACGCTTCGTCCGGTCCTACGGCACGAACCTTGCGCGTATCAGAATAGCGCCCGCTGTGACGATCAACGATCCATGGGTTCGAGCCTGTCATCTGTCTCACCTGATGCATTTCCAGTATCGGTAGCCGTTGTCTTTCGTGTACCAGACACGCCCGCGCGGGCCGCAGACCGGATCTGAGTGCGGCTTGGGCGCGGGCGGCTCGAGCTGCGCTCTCAGGAAAGGCAGCGGCTCGACCGCGGGTGCCGGCGGCTCCGGGGCAGCGATCGCCGGCAACGGCAGGCGATCGGCCTTGAGTGGCACCGGCACCTCGAGCCGCGCCGCAGGGACGGGTCGCGCCTCCCCGCCTGCGCGGGGACCTTGCCGCACGCTCACGGCCACGACCAGGACCGAGGCCAGCGCAAGGCCAGTGATAATGGCGGCGAGGTTACTCATCCAACACCAATGACTTTCCGCCAAGTCGGAACCGCCCGGTGGACACTGGCGGTCGGAACCTTGCGGCCAAAGGTCCGATTCTTCGTCTTCATATGAAAGGGCGTGAATCCTGACTCGCGTGGCCAGAACCACTGCTGCAATTTCGGGAAGTCGATCAACCAACAGTCGAGGCCGCCGTCATCTTGGTGGAAGCAATACAGCAGATAGTCGGCCTCGCCGTAGAACATCCAGCCGGGAGACTCTAAGCCCGGCAGCGTGCAGCTTTTGGTCTCAAGACAAAAACATGCGTACTTGTAACCGGGCCAGCGAACTATCTTTTCCTCGATGCAAAGCGCCGATCCGTCCCTGGCTTGCAGCACGGTGTCGACCGCAAAGCGTTTCTGTAGAATACTGGCGAGGCGTCCCTTGTCGACGAACACATAACGCCCTTCCTTGGCGTATCTGCCGTAGAATTGCGGCGCCAACACCTCATCGCGAACCTGCCTCTGCCAAGCATCGTCGGAATGAAAGTTGTTCATTCGGCAGCTTCCCGCTCGACGAACAGGTTGAGGAATTCGGGACGCTCGGTGCGTTGGAAAATTTCCCCATATGGCTCATAGGAGGCCGCGCGCACGATCTCGTAAAACTTTTCTGGCTTCTCCGAATGTTCGCCCAGCGGCGCCTCGAAATGGGTCGAGATGCTGTCGGAACGGGTGCGCAGCTCGCCGCGCACGCCGAAAAGCACATGCTCGGTACTGTTGCGGAAATAGGAACCGAGCCCGAATTTCGGTTTGACCCACGTCAGCACGGTCTTATGGGAAAAACCCCATCGCGCCATCAGCTCGGCCGCGCGGGTGATGAAGTTGTTGGTCGTCCAGAGATAGAGGTGACAATTGTCCTCGGCCCATGCGCCCACATCGAGGGCGAGCAACTGTTCGTGGGTCATTGTCGCGTAGCCGGGCTTGGCGCGGCCAGCTAGCGACAGCCACTCGTAGTCCCAAGGTGGATCGATGACGAGAGTGCGGTAGCGTCCCGGTCGCGGCGCAAGAGCGCGAACCCGAGCCTCATCCTCGGCGCGCATCTCAATGCGCTCGATCTTCGCCGTGCCGTCGAGCGCCGACCGCTGCTTGCGCTTGGCGATTGCGATCTTCCGCTCGCGCTCGTCCTCGGAAAGCGCGGCCAAGCGCTGCCACCGGCTTGATTGGCTCTTGGTGATGTCGAGGTCGGCGAGTTTTGAAGTAGCGGGCTGCGACTTCATGTTCTTGCGAACGGCACGCGCCCCGGTGTCCGCCATCTCCGCCAGGAGTTCGCCCGCGCGTATCTCGGCCCGTAGTCGGATGTCCGTGGCGCGATCGATCAGCTCGGGGTCTTTGGCCTGCCGGGCGTAGACCTGCATCGCAACGGCTTTGTCGCGGATGTCCTTGACCTCGTCCACGCGGCATGCCGCGGCCAAGGCCTTGCGGACTGCGTCGTATCGGGTGAGCTCCTTCATTTCGCGCGACCTTCCCCCTTAAACGCGCCCCTCCCGCGCCTGCCGCGGTGCGGGAGGGGCATACGCAACGCCACGCGGACGCAACGCCGTTATTCGGCGGCCAGTAGCTTGGCCAGATCGGGACGCAGCTCGGTGGCCGGGATGCCGGTGCGCTCGACAACCCGATGCAGCAAGTCGCCATCAATCTTGCGGGCCCCGGTTTCCCACCTTGAGATCGTCTCTCGGGCCACGCCGAGAAGATCGGCAAGCTGCTGCTGCGAAAGCTCCAGTCGTTCGCGGAAAGCCTTGATGGGATAGATCGTGTCCATCCCAAATTTGTACCGAATAGGTACTTAACCTGTCAATAGCTTTGTGCCAGCATGGTACATGACGCCATGGCCTAATCAGGCTATTGTACCAGCATGGTTACAAACATAGGGCGTAAGTCGGCCGCTCACCTCTACATCGAAGAGCATATGGAGGCCCGTGGCCTATCTGATGAGAAGATCGCCAACCGAATTGGCGTGGCCAGAGAGACCGTAACCCGCTGGCGTAATCAGCAGCACCGGCTCAATCCGGACAAGATCGCCGCCCTCGCCGCGGCCCTCGATTGCAAGCCTGAGGCGCTTTGGCAGCCACCTCATCCAGAAGGCACCAAAACCGCCGACACCCAACTTGAGGAAGTGCTCCAAAAAATTGCAGATTTAGCCGATATTATTAAGAAAACAGGTACTTAGCTAGTCTCCTCATCGCGAGCGTTCGGATGTCGCGCCGCGCGGCCGTACCGCGCTGGTTCTTGGCATGGAAAAATAAGTGCCGATACGGTACATTTTTCTATTGACGCCATGTACCGATCTGGTACCGTCTCTCCATCAGAACGGAGAGACGCCATGACCCGCCGCCAAGACCTTCTCGCCAGCCTCGCCCAGATCCAGAACCACCCGGCCCACAGCCATCACGACATCCTGACCATCCACCACTGCGCGCCGCGCTCGACCGAGGCCCAGTTGCTGGCCGCCGTCGACGCCAACATGGTCCAGGTGGCGCAATGGTCGAACCGAGGCGGCAAGCGCAAATATCAGCGGCAGGGCCGGTGAGCGCCATGACCGCCCAGCCCACCGACGCCCTCCCGCCCATCCCCGTGTACCCGAGCCCGGAGGACTTCACCCGCCTCGCCACCCTGGCCGAGCTGGTGTTGTCTGGCGCCAAGGAGGCCCTCACCCGGATCGTGCGCGAGGCCGCGGAGAACGATCCCACCGCCCTCCTGCAGGACGCCAATCTCGTCGCCACGATCGACGCGCACCTGTCAGACCTCGCGGGCGACGTTGCGGGTACGCTCAACCAGGTGGCCGAGCGACTGCTGGAGGAGCGCTACGACGGCGCGCCGCGCGGCCCGATGTTTCGGAGGCGGACATGAAAATCCGCACCTACTACGACCCGCCGCCAATTCCTGTTCGAGGCTTCGACTGGATCGCGATCGACGATAATACCTACGAAGCAAATTCCCCGATCGGGCTCGGTGCGACCGAGCAAGAAGCCATCGAAGACCTCAAACAGAAGATCGAGGATCGGGCATGATCACCGCCATCGTCATGGTCCCCATCATAATCATCGTCGCCATTAGCCTTGGCGCAAGTCCTACCGCAGCCATTATCGGCACCCTCATTTTCGCCGGGCTCTTCTTTGGCCACGGCCACGACTAGGAGCCTCTGACATGACCTACGACCACTGGAAAACGACCGAACCCGACGACTACGACCCGCGCTGCACTTGTCGCATGGAAACAGTCGACAGTGCCTCGACCGAACCACCCGAATTGATCCGCGATGAGTGGTGCCCAGTGCATGGGCGCGACCCGGACGCCGAACTCGATCGCCGACGCGACGATGCAATGGAGCGTGACCGATGATCGCCGCTGCGCTCGAAGCCGTCGTCCTCTCGGCATTCATCATCGCCGTCCTCGCGCTTGCAGGCGCATTCGCGTGATCATGGACATCGCCATACAACGCCTGATCGCTCGTAGGCGTCTAAAGCTCGAGCGCGCCATTGAGGAGCAAAGACTGGCAGTGATCGCGGACATTGCTCTGCGGCGACTGATCATCCCAGTAGGCGACTTTCCCGAGGTTTCGGCCGCCGCTTGGGCGGAAGCTGTGCGGCATCGGGTCATTCAGCGAACGGCCATTGCCGACCTATATTTCTCGCTCATCTACGACCTAGGGGGCAGATCGTGACCAACCTCACACCTATCAAAGCCGGCGAGATCATCGAGGCCGTTATTGCGCGCGGCGACATTGCGGCTCTCACGCCGGAAGAGCGCGCGAAATACTATTCGACGGTCTGCCAATCGATCGGGCTCAACCCGATGACGCGGCCTTTCGAATATATAACGCTCAACGGCCGGCTCACGTTGTACGCACGCAAGGACGCCACCGACCAGCTCAGGGCCATCCACGAGGTATCAGTCACGGACCTGATCGAGAGCGAGCGCGATGGCGTTTTTATAGTGACCGCCAAAGTCGTGAACGGCAAAGGCCGCATGGACGCGGCCAAGGGCGCCGTCAGCGTTCAGGGCCTCAAGGGTGAAGCCCTTGCGAACGCGCTAATGAAGGCAGAAACCAAGGCGAAGCGCCGCGCCACGCTCTCCGTATGCGGCCTAGGTTTCCTGGACGAGACCGAAATCGAGGACATCCCGCAACCCACCACGCTGCCGAAGAAAAACGCCAAGGACATCTACGCTCGACTGCAGAAAGAGATCGATGAGGCGAGCAACCGGGCCGCATTCAAAGCTTGGATGAATGACAACGCCGAGAGTATCAAGACGCTGCCGGAGGATTGGCAGGACATTTTGCGACTTCGCGCCCAAGATAAAATTGTTCAGCTGCAGAACGAGGAGCGCGGGGCAGCCGAAACGGTCAATGCCGAAACCGGCGAGATTTTCGCCGACCAAGTCATTTGGGAGGAGGATGGCGAGCGCCAGGCGACCGCGGCGGATGTCCCTGCCGATCCGCTCGACATCCCCGACAAGTTCAGGCGCATGAGCGTCAAGGAGGAGGCCGTATGGCTTGATCTGTTGCGGTCGGTCGCGGCTGCTGCGACCAGCACACAGGAGATGATGGACCTACAAATTGCGCACATGAGCCCGGCGCAGCAGCGCAAGGTATCGTCCGCTGCATGGCTCAAGGCCGTGACGATATTCCGCGAGCGGGTGCAGGAGCTGACGGCCAACCCGGTTTTCGACGCCGAGACGTGGCTGGTCAACGATCTGGCCGGCGCGCTGTCGGGCGCGGAAACGCCCGAGCAACTAGCGAAGGTCAAGGATCGCATGCTGATCCCGCAGAAGGATAAGCTGACGGCGGAGCAATGGAAGCGCGCGGTCGCCGCCTACAGAGCCAGATTGGACGAGATTTCTCCCGAGAATATCCTGGGTGGCGGATGACCAAGATCGCCTGCCGGAAGAATGGCAAGTCCCTGACGCCCGTCGACGACGAGGGCATCGAGGTGCTTGCGAAGCTCAAGGATGGACGCGACGTGATGGTCGACGTGACAGCGGCGAGGAATGTGAGGCAGCACAGACTGGCATTTGCAATATTTCGTTTTGTCAAAATGCATTGCGAATTATTCGAGGATGCATCAATCGACGAGATCAAGGACGCCGTGAAGCTCGCAACCGGCTTCGTGCGGCGCTACGTTGACGCCGATACTTGCCAGACGTTCTACGTCTGCCGATCGATATCGTGGGCAGCGTGCGACCAGACTGAGTTCAACCGGTTCTTCGATGCGGCTATCGACGTTATAGCAAACAGATGGATGCACGCTGGCATCACGCCGGAAGATGTTCGCAGGGAGCTGATCCTGATGTGTGACGGAGAGCACGCAGTCGATAGGAGGAGCGCATGAGAGCGCGGCGCGTGTCGCCGGTCGCCAAGCCGGGGACGCTTTTCAAAAGCACCGGCAAGCCGCCCAAGGGCCGCGCTTTCGTGCAGGGCGCCGTCCACAACGATGCAAAGTATCTCGCGCTCGTGCGCCGCTGCCCGTGTTTGGGATGCGATACCGACCCTGCCGGCGTTGCGGCGCATGTCCGCATGACGCGGACGGGCAAGTCGATCACCGGCGCCGGCCTCAAGCCGGGCGACCATTGGACGCTGCCGCTATGCCGAACCTGCCACACGGACGGACCCGGAGCGCAGCATATCGTCGGGGAGGTGCCATTCTGGCGCGACCTCGGGCTCGACCCGCTGCCGATCTGCCAGCAGCTCTACGCGGCCTCGCCGAGCCTTGGCGCAATGCGGGCCGTGGTCTTTGCCGAACGGGAAAAGCGCAAGTGAGCATGATCCAGCTTCGCCCATCAGAACTCGCCCGCGATTACGGCTTCACGGCGCGGCATTGGACACGGCTTGCCACCGCGGGCCGCATCCCCGGCGCCCATCAGCCCAGTGGACGCGGCGGCGGATGGCTTTTCGACCGCCAAGCATTCGTGGCATGGTGGCGATCAACGCAACGCGAGGTATCGGCATGGCCGGGCTATACCGAAGGGGCGGCGTCTACTGGGGTCGTGCCCAGCGTCAAGGCCGAGAGTACCGCCGAAGCCTCAAAACAGCGGATCGAGCGATTGCTGGTCGACGTCTTAGGGCATGGCTCGACGAGCTCGACGCGGTCGCGTGGGGCGACAAGCCGCGGCGCACATTCGAGGAGGCGGCCGAGCGATTTATCCGGGAGCACCTAACGACGCTCAAGCCGGGCGGCGCGAAGCGCTACGGCGTCAGCTTGAAGAACCTGGCGCCACATTTCGCTGGCCTCACCCTCGACCGGATCACCCGCTCCACCCTTTCAGATTTCGAAACCAAACGGCGCAGCGATGGAGTCACAGCCGGGACGATCCGGCGCGATTTCGCCTGTCTTTCCTCGATGCTTACATCGGCTACCGATTGGGAGTGGATCGACGACGGCGCAAACCCCGTTCCATCCTATCTCCGGCGTCGGTCGAAGCGCGGGCTCAAGGAAGCCCCGCCCCGCACCAGGTATCTGACCGAGCGGGAGGAAGTCGCCCTGCTAGCCCAGGCTAGCCCCGCTGTGCGTGATGCCATTATCCTGGCAATAGACACCGGACTGCGGTTGAGCGAGCTGTTCGAGCTCCAGTGGCCGCAAATCGACTTCGCGCGGGGTATCATCGTCACCACCACAAGGACCAAGAGCGGTCGAGCTCGGCATGTCCCGCTGACACCCCGCTCCCGCACAATCCTGACTTTGATTCCTCGCCGCCTGGACACGCCATATATTTTGGTGAACCCCGACACCGGAACCAGATACGTCCACATGAGCAAGGGGCTAGAGGCCGCGAGGCGACGAAGTGGTACCGCCGCTATCCGTTGGCATGATTTGCGCCGGACGGCGGGGTGTCGATGGTTGCAGCGTGACGGGAAGACCATGCATGAGGTGTCTATTCTGCTCGGGCACTCGTCTGTTTCCGTGACTGAAAAGCACTACGCCTTCGTCAACGAGGAGGACCTCGCCGAGTCCTTGTCAGGCACAAAACCCGGCACAGACCGTAAGGTGGCAGGATGAGACGCCGCCAGTTGCCCCCTGCCAGAATTGCCCGCTTGGAAGCCGAACACCTTGCGCGGCAGGATGAGATACGCCGCCGGATCGACCGCACTCTTACTCGGCCAGCCGCACAAAAGTCGGCACGTGGATGCGCGGACTACGTCAAACGAAATGGAAATTGTTTCGCCGGAACAGCATCATGGATGACGCAACAACTTTTGGGACAGCGGCCTCTGACTCCGTCAATCTAGGTTCGAATCCTAGTCCCCCAGCCACTCAAGTTATTGAGTTTTCGAGATTTCATTTGGTCGGACATACCGGACCAGACGGACAAACCGCGCACAAACGGACGCACAGAAACCGGCACAGGTGATGCCTGCACATTGCGACAATCTGTGGCCGCAGGAGCGCATCGCCAAGCTGCGTGTCCTGGTGGCGCAGGGATATAGCGCCCGCCAGATCGGCGCCGCGCTCGGCGTCACTCGCAGCGCCGCCCTCGGCAAGATCCACCGCATGGGACTCCAGCTGCTGACGGTCAGGAAGCCGGCCGCCATCAAGAAACCGCGCAAGAGGATCAAGATGATACTTCCAAGGCCCCTGCCCTCGCCCGTGGTGCCCGAGGTCGCCCCTGCCAACGGGCCGATCGGCATCATGGAGCTCACCGCCTTTACCTGCCGGTGGCCATTCGGCGAGCGGGCGCCGTTCCGCTTCTGCGGCACCACCAAGCCGGCCACCGTGCCGTATTGCCGGGAGCACACCGCGATCGCGGCCGGGCATTCGTCCGCGCGCGGCAATTCCTGGGATGGTCGGAGGTCACCGGATGGGACTGCTAAGAGCCTATGACGCCCTTTGCTACCGGTTGGCGCACCACCGGTATGGCGGCCTCATCGCCACCGTCGCCATCGTGCTGATCGTCGCCGCCGGCATCTGGCTCGCGCATACGCTGGAGGCTATTTTTCCATGACGTCGATGCCGTTGACGGTGACCGACACCTCGACGCCATCCGGCACCGTCAGCGCCACCTCCACCCGCGGCGCATCCGGCATGACCGGCAGGTCTTCGGTGAACGGGAATGTCACCTGCACGGTGTCGTCGGTCTCCAGACCCAGCAGCGCCATTAGGCCTGGCGAGATGTCCGCCACGCGCCCGGTCTGCTCCCCAGGCCCCCAGTCGGCCGGCGTTGCCGGCATGGCCTTGGCGGTTCCGGGGATGCGGACAAGCGCGCGGTGCTTCAGGAGCATGTCTCTGGGCGTCCTGGCGTAGTCCCAGCGGCAGGCCACGTACATCTGCTCGGGGTCGAGGCGCCGCGCCAGCCCGGTCGTGCCGGGCGGCTGCGTCTTGAGAAATAGCCTTGGCTGGTCCTCGACCTGGTGGATGAAGGCGAGCCCCTCGTCGGGCGCCACGCCCATGTCGTCGGGGCCACCGAACGAGCTCACCTTGCCCGTCACGTCGAGCAACGCCTCGCCGGCAGGCGGCGATGTCGGTCCCGGCATCTCGTATCCCTCCCCCATGATGGCGTCGACGATCGCGTTGCAGATCAGGTTGAAGGCGCGGCGGTAGATGGCGGCATCGGCCTCGCTGTCGACGAAGCACACCTCGATCAGGATAGCCGGCTTTTCGGTGTGGTTGAGAAAATACAGCTCATCGCGGAACTTGGCGCCGCGATCGATCAGGCCGCTGACCGAGATCGCCGCTGACACCAGCTCGGCGAGCTCGTCCTGCGTGACGTAGAGGCACTCGGTACCGATCGGCTCCGCGCGGCGTCCCTCGCCGGTACTGTTGAAATGCACCGACACGTCGAGGTCACGCTCGAGGCTGTTGTGCCAGGCGCAGATCGTCTCCAGGTTGGTCTGCTGGTCGGTCGAGGTCTGATCCTGAAACGTCCACGCCTTGAGCCCGCGCGTCTCGAGCACCGAGCCGATGCGGCGCACCACCCGCCATGCCTCGTCGACCTCGTCGAGAATATCGGCCGCGCCCCGGCACTTGGTCGAATGGCCGGCCGAGACGGCTACGCGCGTCGCGCTCACTGCAGCCTCGGCATGTGCAGCGTGCCGCCACCAGAGAATTGGATCAGCAGCCCGATCAACACGATGACGCCGATCGCCACCAGCACGATAGTCGCGATCTTTTGCAGCGGCGGCGGAAGTGGAACCTGCTGCATCAGCCAGAAAAGGAAAATAACAACTATGACGATGATGACGAGATAAACTAATAGTGCAACCATTGCAGCCTCCTAGTCGCCGATCGGCGCCGGCACGTCGCCGAAAAAGTAGAGCACAAGCACCACGATCAAGAGCGCCACGAATATCGCCGCCGCGCCATACATCGCACGATCGTACTGCACGGGGCTCTCCCTACGGATTGATATTCAGCTTGCGAGTCATGATATCCACGACACGATCGATGCTCTGTTTGTTGGCCTCGGTCTGCTTCTCAAGCACGGTGAGCCTATTGTCGACGACACCCAAGTGCGGCGAGCCGCGTACCTCGAGCGTGTTAACGCGCGACTCCAACTCGACCATATAAGCCGTGATGCTCAAGACCGCGGCAGCCAAGGCCACGCCCTGCGCCACCAGGAAATAGACCAGCGCCTGGTTCTCGTTGAACCATGACTTGACCGCGGTCATCATCCCATTTTCTTAGGCGCAGCCGGCTTTAGCTTCGCTCCTGCATTGGCCGCGCCGCTGATGAACTGCGCCATTGACAACGGCGCCAGGCCCTCCTGCGCTCGTATCCGGTTCTCGTGATCGTACAGCACCGATTGCTCTGCGGTTGGCACCGGTGGCACCGGCTCTGGCGGCACGTAGGGATCGGGTACGCCGCCACCGTCAATCCAACTCTGAACCTCGCGTTGAAGCTCGCTCTGCTCGTCCATCCGAATGCACTGCCACTCGATCCCGTCGACGATCGCATGGATAGAGAGGTCGCTATCATCGGCCCATTGCGCGGTCTCGATCATCATAGCCTCGCATTCAAACTGATGGAGTTGCCTGCGTAGCAATCGCCGCCCGCCACCGATTGAAAGCCATAAAAACCGCTCGATGGACCAAACGGGTTGACATTTATTCCCGTGCTGTTGGCCGCTCCGGTGCTTCCCAATAATGCACCAGCCGGGGCGATCCGCATTTCGGGAAATGTAAAGCTAACAGAAAAAATTACACCACCGGCTGCTGCGTATGCTCTGAAATTGGCAAAAGAAATATTCCAGTAGCGCTTGCACAGCACCAACTCCTGATCATACGGACGCATGATGAGCGCCGATCGTGCTGACGATGGCGCCTCGAGGCCGGGCAGGACTACCACGCCGGTAATGAATATGAAGTCGCTCGTCGTCTGGCATGCATTCGTCGTCCCGGTCGCACCCAGGAACAAACCGCCATTCCACACATTCGGAGCAGTCTGATAGGTGCTACCTGCCATCGCGGCAAACAACAGTACAAGGCCGGCCGTATTGCCTTTTGCCCAGGTTCCGGTTGTGTCACCTGGAACCGTGACCGTAAAATATTGCGGCCCTCCCGCGGTCGTGTAGTTGAAAGAAAAAACATAGCTTCTGTTGGATGCACCGTTGATGACAGCCCCGGAGAACAACCCGGTTCGCGCCGCCTGAAACCAGAAACCGATGGTGATCGGCTGCGCGTTTGCCGTTCCCCAGGCCAGCCGAGCAACGCGATATCCTTCTATAGATTGCACATAATTGGCGTACGCGGTCGCCGCCGGCGCAGCATTGGCCGTGTTGGTATACATCGCCAGCGTATTGGGCAGGCCTGGTGCAGCTATCCCCGCTGTGTTCTGCTGCCCGCTGACGGCTTGCGTGCCGGAGGTCTGAATTGTCCATCCATCAACAATACATTTTGAAGTATTGGAGAGCGGCCCAGCGGACCCGCCGGCGCCAAGTTCCTGGCTGACATCCATCGAGCCGTTGATTTGCATGCCGTTGTAGGCCAGCGCATCGAACGGAGCGGCGTAGATGCTTTGCCGAGCGGTCAGCCACGGCCCCCAGACTCCGGCTGTCATGATCCGGTAATAGGTCAGATGCGCCGGATCGGTCATGTCGCGCGCCTCGACTACCACGTTCTGGTTGGTCGGCGGGCTGACCAGTGGCTCGTTGATGACAACCACGCCCGCGAAGGCGTGACCGGCGACAGGAGCCGCGCCGGACGCCGTGGTGGCGGCGTAGAACGATCCCGGCATCCACACCGTACTGTCCCAGTTGGTGACGAGCTGGGCGCCCTTCTCGGCCGACAGGTTGACCAGTGCGCCATCGGCGCTCGTCGACCCCGTGCCGCCGGCCACCACCGGCCGCGGCGTGTTCAGGTCGGTTTCGACGTCGTGGATGAACGTATTGTACTTGCCGCTGAAGATGATCGTATTGGGCGTGCCGTCGGTGCCGACCGGAACGGCGTAGACTTGCGAGGCATTGCGCGGCATTTCGTGCTCCTGCTACCGGATCGGGGCGAAGTCATAGGGCGTGGTGCCGATATTAGCTGGCGCCCTCGGGGCCAACCCAATGTCGCGCAGATGCTGGTCGCGTTGCGCGTTGTAGGCAGCAATATCGGCATTATTGCGCGCTATGCCGCTAGGCTGCGCTGCACCCTGCTGCGTCATGGCCTGCGTGATGACGTCGCGCGCGCTCTGCGGCAGGATCGTATTGCCGAGATAGGCCTGCCCTGGCCTCGACACGATGGCGCGGCCGACCACATGCGGAATGGCGGCGGCGCCCAATATTCCCAATGGCCCAAAACCTGATGCGGCGCCAGCGCCAGCACCGCCGGCCGTCACCAGCCACGGCGCAGCGTTGAACAGCGTCTGCCAGCCGGATCGGGCCGCCGTCATCGAATTGGGGATCGGCCTGATGACTTGCTGCGCGGCTCGCGCCAGCTCGTCCATGTTGCCGAGTCCCTGCGAGGCGGGACCGGCACGACCGGAACGCACCGCCGCCGCGATCGCGGCCGGGCTCATGGTGTCGCCGACTGCGGCCGCCACAGCCGGCGTTAGCTGCTTCATGTTGGCGTAGCGTTGGTTATTGAGCGCCAGCGCCGCGGCGTCACCCGGCGGCAACCCGGACGCCATGGCGTCGTCGAGCGCGCTGCGCATGCCCTTGAATGCGGCGCCGGCCTGCGAGTCATTGCCCGCATAGGCCTTCTTCGCCAAGTCCGACAGATCGGAGCGTTGCGCCTGATAGGCGGGGCCGGACATCTTGCCCTTGCCTGCCACCAGTGCATCGATGATGTCGTTCCTGGCATTGGCGACGTCGGCGGTCTTCTGCGATGCCAAGCCGGTTCCGTAGTAGTTGCTTTCATGCGTTAGCAGGTCGTTTTGCAGCTTGGGAGTGCTGGTCAGGTCGTTGGGGTTCAGGATACGATTGTATTCGTCGCTGAGTGTCTCGACCCCCTTGTTCATCACATTAGGCGCCGGCAGCCGCGCACCCTTCGGCAGCGGACCCAGCATCGACGACGGCGCCGTCAGCTTGGCAGGATCGAACGCCTTCTCGGTGAAAGCCTGCATGAGCGCGTCGTTCTGCGCCTGCTTCGCCGTCTGCGCGGCAGTGCTCGAGAACGGCATGTCGGCGGCGGACGACTCGGCGACCCGCACGAGGTTCGACCCGGTGCGCTCGCCGGCCGTGATCGGAATGCCGGCCTGATCGAGCACCCTGACGGCCGCCTGATATGGCGCGGGCGCGGGTCCGGTCGGTGTCAGCCCCTTGGCGCCCAGCAGGCCGCCGCCAATGCCGCCAATGAAACGCGCCCACGGCTCTGCCCCCTGGCCCTTGGTGAGTTGCCCGGCAGTCTCGGAGGTGAGCGCCGGAACGATGGTGTTGAACGCCCTGGCACCCAAGGAGCCAGGCCCGAGCGGCGCTGTCGCCGCGAACGACCCCAGTGTCGAAGCGTATTGGCCAGGGACCGTCTGCGGCACGTAGAATTGCCCGGTGTAAGGCTCGACTGCGGATTGAATTGATTGCGGTGTCGGAATGACGTTGAGCGGCGAGGCGTTGACCTTGGCCCGGTAGGCCGCGATCTCGGCCGGGTCCTGCCCGAGCTTGGCGGCGAGCCAGTCGCTGCTCTTGTCGATAAGCCCGCTCACGGTGCCCGGCAGACCCGCCAGCCCGGCGGCGCCGCGCTCGAGGCCGCCGCCCAGGCCGCGCAGCATGTCCTCGCCGTAGCCGACGTCAGGCGCAGCCGGTGATGCCGGCTGCGGTGGCGCCCCCACCGGGTTCTGGCTGGACGGATAGAGTTCGTCGAAATTATCCATCACTGCACCGGCTGGTAGCTCGAGTCCAAATGCGGGTTGCCGCCGATGTAGCGGGCGGGCTTGCCGGCGCGCACGCCCACCTGCCCGACATCAGGCGCATAGGATGAATTGTCGCCGGGCAGGCGGTAGGCGGTGACCGGCTGATTGACGCGGCGTTGCGCGAGCTCCATGCCGGCGCGCAGGTGGTCCTCGAGATCGTTGAGCGCCTTGTCGAAGTCCTTTGGGCTCTGCGCGGTGCCGAGCCGCGCCTGCGCCTCCTCGGTCTTGCCGGCTTCCAGTTGCGTGAACCGCGCATTGGCGCCGGTGTCCTTGAGTGCCGTGAACCCCTGCAGGAAGTTCTTGCCCTGCAGTTGCTTCATCAGCAGGCCGAACCCGGCAGCATCCGAGCCTGGAATGGCGGTAGCGTAATTGCTCAATGCACCGACGCCGAGAGTGCGCCCTGGATGGGAACGCGCCTGTTGCAGCGTGTCGATCGCCTCGCTGAACTGGTTCTGCGCGGTCTTGGCCGCCTCAAGGTTCTTGGCCATGACCGGCGTCTGCGTCTCGGCCCACTTGTCGAGCGGGACGCCGGGGGGCGGCGGCTCCGGCGTCGGCATGCCGGTGCGCTGCGGGCTTTGCGGCGTGCCGAGCACCTGGCGCGGCGCCGCCGGGATGCCGACCTGACCACCCGCCTGCGCCACCTGCGGGCCTGGGGCGGGAGCCGGTGCGCCCGGCGGCCACGATGTCGGCCCGGCGATGGCGCCTGCCGGCAGCCCGAACCGCGCCTTGGCGAGCGCTGCAGCGTCCGCGGCCGCCGAGTATCGTTTCTCCTCGTCCATCTTCTGCAGCGCCAAGGTGTCGGCGTAGTCCTTATTGAACTTGTCGACATCGATCGCATACTGCTTGTTGCGAGCATCAGCCAATGGCGCAATGATGCTTTGCAGGGTCGCCATCATGGGCGTGTTGCCTGCCAGTACGGCCTGCCTGTAGGCGGCTATTGCCTTGCCTTCTGTCGAGTCGGGCGCCGGCTGCGCCAGGGTGGGCGGTGTCGGCAGCACGCGCGGCGGTGGCTTGTAGAAGTCATTCTGGCCCACGAGCGCCTGCCCCGCGCCTCCTGGGGCCGGCTGGATATCGGTCGGGATCGGCGGGTTGCCGGTCGCCGCGGCAGCCATCTGCACCGGAGCGTTAGGGCTGGTACCCGAAAAAGGGAGTGCGCCCTGACTGCCGACCGGGACAATATTGGGCATGATGGTGCCGGCCGGGTTAGGCGTTCCCGACAGGGCATCCGGCGGCAACGGCGCGGCGGCGTTGGGCATGATGTCGCCGCCGAGCTGGGGCGTGCCCGACATGACGTTGCGCGGCAGCGTTGGCGTGCTCTGCTGCGCCTTCAGGAGCGCCTGCGTGATGGCGTCGCGCGCGTCTCCCGCTGGCGCCGGCGTGCCGGTGAAGGACAGCGCCGTGTCGGGGCTGGGCGTGCCGTCCTGGCCGGCGTCCGCCACCGGCGTGGCGTCTGGGAAGTTCTGCGGGACCCGCGTGGCGGCGAGCCGCGCAAGCTGTCCCGGTTTTTCCTGCGTGACGTAGGTTTCGGCGCCACGACCGGTGCCGATCGCCCTGGCGTCGCCGTAACGGACGTTACCGTATCGATCCGGGACAATGCCCCGAGCCGCAACACCGCCGGATGCGTTACCGGTCGGCGTGAAGCCGAGCGTCTGGCCGCCCAGGTCGGAGCCGCGCATGGCCGCTGTCAGCGGGTCCTGACCGGCCATGCCGCGCAGGAACGTCTCCGGCGGATAGTAGCCGTCCGACCCCGGCCCGGTGTAGGTCTTCATCACCTGCGCCACCGACTGGCCGCGGGCGGCGGCGCGGTTGAGGGCGGACTCGATCTGTATCTGCTGCATGGCCGGGTTGCTGCCGACCTCGCCGGCCGCCATTAGGCGGATGCGTGTTGCCAGGGCCGGATCGGCGTTTATCTGGGCAGCCTGCGATCTGCGATCGTAGACCGGCCGCGGCGACGGGAACGGAACGCCGGGCGCCGGGCTGCCCACGCTGGCCGTGCTGTCGGGCGTTATGTCGACGGGCGCAGGCGTCGCCGCAGGGTTCCCCGAGGCATCAGCGTAGGCCAGGGCCGGCGCTGCCGGCACGTCGGGTGGCGCTGCCGGCGTGGCGTCCGATGTTCGCGCGATCGGCGCGGCTGGAACAGCAGGAACAGGAACGGATGGCGCGCCGCCCGACAGACCCTGAATGGTCTGGGCGTCTTGCGCCTGCTGCGCGGCAGCTTGCTCGTCCAATTGCGACAGCGCGCGCCGCTCGCCGAGCGCCTCGCCGATCGAGGTGATGCCCTCGCCGATCGTCTTGGGAAATGGCCGCTTGCCGGCCAACATGCTCTCCACGATCTTGCGCCGCGTCAGCAGGCCCTGATAGCTGGTCGGCGCCCCCGCTGGCGCATTACCGAGGAACGAAAATGACGGCAGCGACGTGCCGGTGGGCAGATAGTCTTCTATTCCAGCCATCTCACGCCGCCTTCAATATGGAGCCCATGACCATGCTCGGGTCGATATGCTTCACGTCGTCGATCGTCCGCACTGCTTTCGGCTCTATCTTCTCGACGTCCTGCGCCATCGGGCCGATATGCATCGTGCTCGCCGGATCGTCCTTGAATGAGTATTTGTAGATCGGAAGCTTGCTCTTGTTGCCGTCCTCGTCGGCGGCAAAGACCGTACCCACCTTGCCGATGTTCTCCTTGACGTCGCGATCGGAACGCAGCCAGCCGCCTGCAGCGCCCAGCACGCCGCCGATGAGCGCGTTTTGCGCTGTCTGCTGCGTGCTGTAGTTCTGCTGCTGCTGGTTGAAGTTGGTATTGATCAGGCCGGCAATATCGGTCGTCGGTATCTGATATTGCGGCGTGTTCACGAAATTGGGGTTCTGCACCTGCGATCCGCTCAAAAGCGCGGTCGTCTCGTTGATCGGCTGGTTGCGCAGCGCGTACTGTTCAGCTAGGTACTGCTGCCGGTTGGCGTTCTGGGCATTGAATATGGTCTGCGCCTGCGACTGCCGCTGCAATTCGCCGGCATTGTAGAACGAGCCTTGCGCCTGGATTTGATTGAACTGCTGCTGCTGTGCGGCGTTCTGGAAACCGGCCTTCTGTGCGGCCATGTCGGCCATCGCCTGCTGCTGCGTGGTGGCCTGACCGATGACAGCGAGGCGCGCGTCGTTTGCCTGCCGGTTGTAGACATCCATAGCGGCGGTGTAGGCCGGCGAACCGGGCTGGATGTTCTGGTCGGCGAGCTTCTGCTGGGTTTGGTTCTTCTCGATCGCCAGTTGCGGATCGAGGCGCCCCATCAGGGCGTCCTGCGCTGCCTGCCGATCGGCCTCGAACCCAGTCGGGTCGGCGGCGTTGCCCTGCGCGCCGTAGCTGGTCGCGATCGGTCCAGCGGTGCCGAATTGCGACAGCGAGATTGAGGGATACGCTCCGGTATCGAACCAGCTTAATGGCGACTGCACCGGTGCATTGGAAATGTCGAATGCGCTTCCCAGCAGGTTCTGCAGTTTGCCGCTCTGGCTCTGCGCCAAGCCCGATAGGTTTAACTTGGCGCCCTCTCCGGCGTTCTGGATCGCCTGCTCGTTCGGCGAGAGCGTCTGCGTCGCTGTGAAGGTCGGGATATGGAAGGTTTGCCCGAGCGTCGGATCGGTAAAGTCATACGTCCCGGTTGGGGCGTAGCTCAACGACCCGGTTGGAGCGATCTGATTGACGTTGTTGAGAAACGCATTCGCCACCGCGGTCGACACATTGGTGCCGCTCTGCGCCGCCGCGGTCGCGAACGGGTTGGGTGGCTGCGGAGGCGAACTTTTGCCCATGGTTTAATACCTCGGAAGGCCGCCGGGCGGGAGCTGCTGGCCGAGGTTTGGAATGAGGCTGCCTGGGCCGCCAGGGAGCTGTGGCCCGGTCGGCTGCTGGTTTATTTGGTTGGCCATGTCATTTTGCATCTGGCCGTAAATGCCGCCACCGGGGACTTGCGTGGCCGCCGCCGGGTTTGCCGGAATAGGTGGCGCGAACCCTCTGTTGCCGATGCCGCCGGGAGGTGGCGCGATATTGGGGTTGCCGACCGACCCGGAAGGCGCCGCATACGGTGTCGGCGTCGAGCCCGCGCCGACCACGCCGCCCGGCGGCGGGTTCTGCACTGCCATAAGAGCCTGCACGATCTGATCGCGAGGCGGCGCACCGCCGCCGTAGCCGTATGCGTCACTCATTATGCGGCCTTTCTGCTCTGGTCTGCGAGACGCGCCTCGCGGCGCATGAACTTGTTGGCGCCCCACGCCTCAAAGGTCAGCGTCGCAATGACGCCGTCGCGATCGCGGCCGTACATACGCGGCACCTCGATCTGCGCAAAGCCGAATGCCGCGAGCATGCGACGCTGCCGCTTGTCGTCCGCCGGCACGCGCTGCACCACCATCTGGCAGCCGAGCTCGATGAACGGATAGCCGTACATCCGCGCCAGCGTCTCGCGCGTCATCCAATACTGCCGCGGCAACGCCGCGGCGCTGATCTCGATAATCTGCGCCTCGGGCTCCCAGTTGTGCCAGACGATGCCGGCGATCAGATGCCCGACCTCGTCTATCACTCCCATCGCCCGCGCAGTCGCGTCAAACGTGCGGCCGTGAAACGTCGGGATCATCTGCGCGACGAAGTCGGCGACGATCCTGTCGTGGCCGTAGACGTAGGAGAGCCTCATACGTTCACCCCTGCGGGCTCGAACACGGCGTCGATCGAGATCAGCTCGATGCTCGGCTTGAGCTGCTGCGCGATAAGAACCTGCACCACCGGAGCATGCGAATAACCGGTAGTGCCGATCGACACCCACCCGGTGTTGCGCGCCGGCAGCACGGAAGCGTCGCCCTGATCCCACAGCGCCTGATCCCACAGCCCCAGATCCCATTGCCCCTGCGCCACAACGTCCGTGCCGGCTGAACCGGTCGGCGGCACCACGATGTTGAAGTCGGTGCAGCCGGCGAGCTGCAATTGGAACGTCGCCGTTGGGCGTGCTCGAAACGTCGCTCGCGCCTGCCGCCACACGCTCTGCGACACCTGCTGCTGCAGCATGTTCCAGTTGCCGACCAGCGTGGCCACATAGCAATGTCCGTCGTCGGTGCCACCCTGATCGGCCTGCATGATCAGGCCGTCTTGGGTCCCGAAAAACATGTCGCCGCGCAGCCGCGAAAAACACATGGCGTCGTAGCCGACGAACCGGCACCAGGCGCCGGTGGCGTTGTTGGCGACGTAGCAGTAGCGGTTGCCGGGAGGGCCTCCGGGAGTGGTGACAAATATGCCGCCGTATTCGTCCCACTTCTTCATCGTCCATGGCTTGGTATTCTTGGCCGCCACCTCGTCGCGCCAGTTTTTCTTGATGGCGACCGTGATAGCGGCGAGCTCCAGTTGCGCCGAGTCCTTGGTGATGGCGGCGCTGATCGGCACAATGCCGTCGACCGTCGCAATGAGTAGATCTCCGCCGAGGCTCAGGTGGGCGTTCATGCCCATCGGCTGCGACACCTGGTAGCGTCCCTGCTGCGACCAGTTGTTGGGGTCGGAGGGATCACTGCCGGTAAAGATCATCAGCTCGCCGAGATCGGTGGCAAACACGCACTTGTCGTCGATGCCGTCGCCAGCGTCCAACGACCAGGTGGCGCCGAACAGCAACTTGCCGCCCTTGGTGGCCGAACCCGACAGCGGGATGAGCTGCAGCGCGCCCTGGATGGCGTTCGTTCCCAGAAACCAGGCATTCATCGAGTTGCCTTCGATGAAGAACCACCGGTTCCGGTATTTCCACACGTAGGTCAGGTTCTTGCCGATCGCGACCGTGGAACCAGCGGGCCCGGTGATCTGGCTGCCGTTGAGCGTCGTCCAAGTCGTGCCATCGAAGCGCAGCGGAAAGTCGCCGGCATCGTTGACGACCATCATGTAGTCGCCACCCTGGTTGGCGAGCTGCGAATTGCAATAGTTGCCCGACAATTGCCCGCTCTTGATCAGCGTCGGCGTTCCTGATGCCGTGATGTCGAACAGCTTGGTGGCGTTGGCGGCGTACATATAGCGTTTGGACGCGCTGGCGTATTCAAACGACGACACCACCGGCAGGCGCGAGGGGTCCGGCACCGGCGGGACCGGCGTGTCGAGCGCATGCAGGTCGTTCCAGCGCACGCTGCCGCCGCGCACCTTCACGCCGCGCATGGTCGACACCCAGTTGTCCTGCATGACGGCGCCGCCGGGCTGCATGTAGGCTTCGTTCTCGTTAGTGATGATGCCGCGTGTCGGCGCCGGGATGCTCAGTGCCCGCAGGATCTGTGCGGACTGCTGCGGTACTGGTTGACGGCGGAATGCGGAATAGCTCATGGCGTCGGTATTGGATAGGGAAACGCCACGTTGGCGGCGATGCCCGATATGGTTTGTCGACCGATGATGATCGGCGACGGCTTGTCGCTGCCCATCTCGATCATGATGGCGTCGTCATAGGTGCTCAGGTCCTCGGCGTAGGGCGAGCCCTTGTTCGCCTTCCACTGCCAGATCATGCCGAGCTTCAGAAGACGGCTGCCAAGCCGGAACTTGTCGCCGTCAGCCATGAAGTTATCGCTGGTGCCGCCGCTCGCGAGAGTGATCGCGTTCTTGTCGAGATAAACGAACGTCGCCGTCTCGCCGGGGATGAGCGCCGGAACTATATGCATCTGGCCGCCGTACATCGTCCATTCGCCGCGTGGATCGATGAAGTTGCGCATGCGGCGGTTGATCCACTCGTCGGTGTCGGGAATGAACCGCACCGGCATCAGCGGCAGACCCGAGCGCCAGACATTGGCGGTCATCAGCATGCGCTTGTAGTTGTTGGGAAGATCGAACGCCTCGGTGACGCCGTCGCCAGTGAACGTGTTCACCAGCTTGAGCTTGGTCCACTCGCGGCTGTCGTAGGCGATGCGCTGCGCCATCTCGTTTGCAAGCGCCAGCATCTCGACTGCCGTCCGCTTGGCGGGAATGTTCGAGAACACACTGGTCGGAATCTCGACCCCGACCACCGCGCAAACATCCTGCACCACGGAAAGTAGGCTCATTTCAGGCTACCCTCGCGTCCCCGACTAGTCGGTCCGGCCGCGCTTCCATCGCCATGCGCAGCAGCGTGCGGCGGTTGCAGTTGCCCTGCGGCGCGATGCCGGTCTGGGTGGCGATGTAGTCGCGGAGCTGTTCGATCGTCATGCCGGAAAATTCGTTGTCCTCGGCGGGAGGCATTGCCGCCTTCAACAGCTTGTTGTCCTCCTCGAGCATCGCCATGCGCGCCTGCGCGGCGTCGAGCTTCGCCATCAATTGCATGTCGGGCGCAACGCGCTTGCCCTCGTCGATGTAGGCCTGCGCCTGGTTCTTGAGATCGCGGCCGGAGTAACCCAGGTTCTTGAGCTCCTGGCCGTCGATCAGCGCCAGCGCCTCGACCGTGTAGATGTTGAGTGCGCGCAACTCGGCTCTCCGCCCCTCGGTCAGGAACGGAACCTCGGCGAGCGGCGTGCCTGACTTGGTCTGCTGCGTTTGCGCCTTGAATTGCCGATACTGATGCGAAAACCGCTCCGCGTAGGTGACCAGCGTCTGCTCGCCGGTCAGCGGATCGTCGCGCCAGTGCGACATGGAGGTGGCGCGCTGCACCGTGTAGTCGCGCTTGCCGGGAAACCTGATCTCGACCACTTCGACGTCGTCGAAGATCGGCCTGCCGGCCTCGAGGGACTTGGCGTCGTTCTTGATGGCGAGATGTTTGAACGTCGCCACCAATGCTGCGTCTGGATCGTGGGCCATTACTCAAGTCCTTGTTGCTGGAGAGCGCCGCCACCACCGGGTAGGAAATGGCGGCCTCCCTTCCTGCCGGCCTCCTGACAAGTGCCGGCGAAACCGGTTTGTCGTTCAGCAGGCTCGAAACCGCCGCCCATTCGCCAGAGCAGGCGGCGGTCCCGTTGTCGACGGCCAAGAGGGCCTAGGCCGCCGGGTTGGAGTCGAATAACGTCCAATTAAACAATGGATTCGTCATCGTGAGTTCTCCCATCCACCCGATGTACTGAGCGATGGCATCCTTATCGATGGGCATCTGGCCGTCGCCGCTGAACACCTTGTCGAAGTTTCGGTTGGGGTGGTAGCGCAGCCGCAGGCTGTCGGTATTGAGGCCGTAGGTCGTGTTGGCCGGAATGTTGGAGCCGATGCCACCGTCGAGCACGATCTCGGCGCGCTTGCCGCCGCCGATGTATTCCAGCGCCGTGAATCCGAGGCGGCCCAGCGCGGTGTCGTTGGTCTGGCGCTGGATGGCTACTGTCGCCGCGTCGTAGGCGGCATAGTGCTCCGGCGACATGATCAGCAGGTCGGCATATTGCTTGCCGCGCGACTGCTTGGTCATCACCTGGTTGAGCAGCGGGCGGATGGTGGTGGCGTTGACCTGAGTGCCGATGGTCGGGAAGATCGAGTTGGCATCGTAGCTGGTGGTGCGCCAGATGGTGGCCGAGCCGCGGTCGATGCCGCCGTAGATGCCGGTATTTACGACCGTCGGAACCGCGGTCTTGAGCCCGGTAATCTGCTTGCCGCCGTTGGCGGTGCCGTCGCTGTAGAGGCCGACGTCCATGGCGTCCTCGAGCGCGTTTTCGCCCGCCGCCATGTACGAGTCCATCACGTCCATGAGCTGCGCTTCGCCCTCGTTGTTGAGGATCTCCTGCATGCTCAGAATGATGGGAACCACGACCATCTTCGGATCGAAGTAGGCGTCGTTGAACAGATCGAGCGCCGGGTTCAGCAACTGATCGTAGCCGGAATACCACTGCGCGGTCTGCTTGGCGATCTGCAGCGTCTGTCTGATCTTGGGGCCAGAATAGGTCTGCCAGAGGCCCTTGCGCTTGAGCGTCGACAAGAGCGCGTTGTTGGCGGAAACGAGGTCTTGGTAGCTCGATGAGCGGTCTTCGATCGCCATCGACAGAATTTGCTGGTAGGCAACCAGCGGTGCGATATTGGGCATGATGGCTCCATCGGGTTCAGACGGCGCCGTTCACCCGCTTGATTGCGTTGGCGATGGCGTCGCGGCGTCCAATTGGTGTGTCGTTTCGCGGGCGCTGTCCGTCTGAGGGACCGGAAGATGGTGCGCCGTGGATCGACTTGGATCGGGTCTGAGCCGATGGGGTGCGGGTCTGAGCCGCCTGGGTTGGCCGCAGCAAGGTGGCCCGGTTGTATGCGGTCGGTAGGTCGTGCCCGAGGCTGATCTCGTAGGCGATCAGGTCGGAGAGTTCGTCCACGCGCGGATGGTCCTGCGCGAAACGATTGACCACGTCGCTAGTGTAACCATATTGCCGCTCGTGGTGCAATTGCTGGATGGCCTGCGTCAGGGCGCTCACGTTCTCATGCAGTTGCCCAATTTGATGCGACTGCGCGTTCTGCGCGTTGCCGCTCTGGATCGACCGCAACTGCTCCGGCGTCTGGCTGGCGATATGATACGCAATGTCCCGTAGGCCGATGCGCTGCCCCTGCGGCGTGCGCAAATTGAGGTTATTCACGATGACGTCGAGGCCGCCGATGACGTCGGAGCGCAGCTTGTTCTCGATCGTGACATAGTTCGTGAGCGCCTGCTTGAGCGTGGTGCCCTGCTGGCGCGCCAGGTCGTGGAACGGCCGGATGTCGTTCATGGCCTCGTGGTCGCCGCGGTAGGCCTGGAACGCACCGTCGAACTCGCGGTGCATGCGGTAGACCTCGCCGCGCACGCTCTCCGGTGCCGCCGCCCACTCGGCCTTGGCGTGGTCCGCCATCCTGGCCGGCGGGTCGCGATAGGGTGCCGTCTCCGGCAGCGGAGGCGGGGCTGGCCGGGCCTGCGATGGCTGTTGCCCTCCCGCAACGCTCTGCGCCGCCTTGGGCGCGAAATGGCCATGCTCTGCGCGCGGGGTTGGCTCCTTAGGGGCGTCCGGGACGCTCCCGTCAGCCGGCGGCGGCCGGCGTAAATTGAACTCGGGCTGGGTCGGCTCGGGCGGGTTGTTGTGGCCCATCTTCGGCTTGGCCGGACTCCGGTCGGCCTTCTCGAATGCCTTTTGGATGGCCTCGCGCCGGCTTTCCGGTCGACCCTTGCCGCCCTCGAGCTCGCCAGTGGGTGCAGGCGGGGCCTGCGAGCCCACCGGTTGCGGGGACGCGGTCGGGCTGGTATTGACCGCCACCTCGCCAGGTGTCGCCTGTGGGGCTGCGGGTGCAGCTGCGGGTGGCGCCGATGGCGCGATATTGACGTCGGACATGCACTGCTCCTATCGGGCCTTCAGGTGACCCTTGGCCACCTTGGCCTTCTGCATCGCCGTGCTGATCGAGCCGCGGCGCGCCTTGGCCTGGTCGGCCTTGAAGAATTCCTGCCCCACGCTCACCGGGATACCGACCTTCTTGGCGAATTTTGGCGAATGCGCAACAGCCCGCATGAGATCGGCCTGCCGCTTTGATGTCGAACCCATCACACACGCTCCCCATTGCGAAACCGCGCCGCCGCGCGCTCGATCGCCTGCTTGCGCGCGCGCTTCACGGCCGCGTCGGCGGTGGCGCGCGTCTTCGGCGGCCGCTTATCGTTGCCGACCTCGACCAGCCCGAGCGCCCGGCCAACCGCTCGGAAAGCCGACTTTGACGTGTAGAATTCGCCATTGACCTGCTCGGTCGGTGGCATCTCGTCCGAAATGACCGCCGGGCACGGCAGGCTCGAGCGTGCCGATGCGACGGCCGGCTTCGCCACGCGCCATCTGCCAGGCTCGACCTCGACCAGCAGCGTCATAGCGGCGGCACCACGTAGACCACCGGGATGCCCAGGATCGGGTTGCCGACCACCACCGCGACCTTGGTGACGGCCACGCCGTAGCCATTGGCGGCCTCGGTGACCGGCATGCCGGCCTTGGTGGTCGCCGTCACGTCGCAGACCGGCAGGCCGCCTGCGGCCACCGTAACCACAGCTAACCCCATTTTTACCTCCGCTTGCGCTTGTGCGGGTGCTCGTCGTCCTCATCGAGCTCGACGTGCTCGGCATGGCGCGCCACCGGCGCCGTGAACGTGAACTCCATCGCCGTGCTCTCGACGCCACCGTTGCGCACCTTCACCGGCACCACCACCGGCTCGGCCCACAGCGAGGGCTTCACCCCGGTCGTGATGGTGCCGTCCGCCTCGAGCGTCGTCGGCTCGTCGTGGCCGGCGAAGTTGATCACGGTCGCCGCGGTGATATTGTCGCCGCCGATCACCAGCGTGAAGTCGGGATCTCCGATCGCGGCATCGAGCGGCTCCATGGTGACGATCGACGGCACCGGCTCGGTGTAGCCGGTTTCGACCGGCAACGTGCTCGACCCCGGCGGCTCGTTGATCGAGTCGGTGGGAACGTCGGGATAGGTGTGCTGCGGCGGTACTTCGTCTGCATTGGTCATGGTGGCTGTCCTAGCTGAATACCCAGTTAGTGGCTGCAGTGGCGGTGCCGCCCGTGACCACCGTCACCGGCAGGTTTCCAGCGGTCGGCTTCTTTGGCACGTTGAACGCCTTGAGCGACGTCGCACTGACGTAGACCGTGGGATACGTCACGGCATTGACGGTGATCTGCGACATGGGCTCGAAGCCGGTGCCGGTCACGGTCAGGTCGAGCACGCCAGGTCCCGACACCGGCGTCGCTGGCGCCAGGGCCGTGATGGTCGGCAGCGTTCCAGGCGCCTGGCTGGAGGCATGCGAGCTATTCGGTGTCGTGGTGTAGTTGCCCATGACCGTGATCGAGGTCTGCCCCGGCTTGGTGTCGACCACCACGGTGCCGGTGGCTTCGGACGGGATGGATGGCGCCGAGGCCGGTGCGATCGGGGTGGCAATGGCGGTGATCGAGCCGGCGGCGCCGGCCTGCACCGCGGTCTGGTCCGCCGGCGAGGGCGGCGTGCCGTAGGACACGCACGCCACGTTCGTGGGCGGCGTCGGGTTGGCGACCGTCACCGTCAACGGGGAGGCCGCGAACGGCTCGACCACCGGGGCATCGGTTGCCGTCGCCTCGCGCTCAAGCAACTCGCCGTCGTCGTCGTTATGCTTTGGGCTTCGTGCCATCTCACCCTCCTCGGGTTGCTACTGAAAATACGGTTGCGGCTCGTCCTGGCCGTACTGAGACGCAGCCGCCGCTGCACCGGCGCCGAGTGTGCCGAGGCCGACCGCGTGCTCCTGACCCATCAACACCTTGTCGCGCAGCACACGCGGGTCGACGCCGAGCTTCTGCGCGCGCTCCCAGATGCTTCGCGCCAGCAACTCTAGTTTGGGAGCTCCGATCGCCGTGTCGACGCCGGTCTGCGGCGCGAAGGCGCCCCAGGTGAACCCCTGCGCCGGCACCGCCTGCATGCCCATCGGCGTCGCCACGCTCTCGCGGAACCAGGGGCCGACCTGTCCGTATTCCGGCCCCTTCATCGAGACGCCCGGCTTGGCGGTCGTGCGAACATCGGCGGCGCCGATCGCGCGCGTGAAATGTGCGTCCGGCACCGGCAGCGTGGTCTGGAAGCCGGTCTGCGGAACGCCCGAGGCCTGCATGTAGAGCGGCACCTTGGGCGACGTCATGTCGACGGTTCCTGACTCGAGGTAGCGGCCCATCGGACCCGACTGCGCGGTCGAGTGATAGGCGTGCCCGGCGACGTCGCGCAGCGCCTCGGGGAAGTCGGCGCCGCGGTTGGCCTCGGCGGTTCCGCCGTGTCGCTGGAAGGCGGGGAACTGCCCGCGCGTCGCCATCATGTTCGCTGCGGTGCCGCGGTTGATTTCGGTCATCACGTCACTGCCGGGTGACGCCATCGAGCCCAGCGTATTGAATTGCCGATACTGTGGCACGGCTGCCTCTGGGCCGACCAACTGCTCCATGCGTTGGTAGGCCGGGTCCATCACGTACCAGGACTTCATGCCCTGCGCGAGTTCAGGCGAGGCCTTCTGCGTCTCGTCCAGCACATCCATGATGCGCTGCGCGTTGCGCGGCGTCATGATGCCCTGCCCGACGTAGGAAGTCCTGGGGTTCGCGGCCTGCGCATATTGCGGCGCCATGTTGCCCGGCCGCGTGCCCTGCTGACCGATGTCGGCGAGGTCCTGGCGGGTAACGCCGAATAGCTGCTGCAATGCCGGATGCTCCGGCTCCAGTTGTGCCGCCGCCTCGGCGGCGATCTCGCGCGGGTCTTTGTAAATGCCGGGCGCAAACATGCGCTGCGGGTTGACGATGCCGGCCTGCAGCCGCTTATTGGGCGGCGCGTAGCCCTGTTCGATCGCCTTGTCCTTGATCATCTGATAGGCACTTGGGGCCGCGGCGCCCACTTCGCCTGGCGCCTTGTAGGCCGCCGTGTCGGCGAGCGAACCCATCCTGCCGCCAAACGCGCCGAGCGCACCACGCTCTGCCATCGCAGGAGCTCCAGCTCCGAGCGTGGCTACCGCGGGCAGCGTCTGCGCCACCAGCCTGTCCTCGGGCGTCACGTCCGACGACTGCGTGTAAGCGCCAGGGTTGGCCATGCGCGTGGCCTCGTCCTGCGCGCCCCCAGCGTAGCCGGCAAAGTCTCGCACCAGCCGCTCCGGGAACGTCTGGTATCGCTCGCCGCCGCCGAGGCCCGTGAGCACGTCGGTCATGCTGCCGCGCGCGATCGGGTTGACGTAGGGCTGGTGCGTATCGCCCGGCGCCGGCTGATCGGGCGGCAGACCACCCGCGTAGGCCTGCAGCGCCGCATACGGGTCGTCGTCGTATGTCGACGGGTCCGCCAGGCTGCCCAAACGATCGGCCATCACGTCACCATCTGTTGGGAATGTGAACCGATGGAATGCCGAAATGCAGCACGCCGGCCGGGCCGATCGTCGGCGAGCCGCGTTCCATGAGAATAGGATAGCCGATCCATCGGAACGATCCGACGCCCGCGGCCATGACGTGGCTGCCAGCCCCGGCGCCATGCACAAGCCCCGCCGCGGTGCCGCTCCACACGATCGCGCCAGGCTGCGCCAGGATCGCGCGGCCCACAAGAAACCGCGCCGGAACACCGCTCCAGGTGAAGTACCCGGTATCCAGCGCCATCCGGCACAGATGGACGAGCCCAACCGGATATCCCGTCAGCCGAAACGTCGCCGTCGCCGTGACGATGGCGCGGGTAATATGAAACGTTGCCGGAACGCCGGTCCACGCGAACGCGCCCACGTCCGCAGTCATCGGGATGCCGGGAATGGCGTCCCAGTTGCCCTCGTCCCACTTCCCTAAGTCCCAGCCTTCCGGCGTATAAGTCATGCAAGCGTGAACACTCCATTAAGGCCGTCGAAGTCAACCGTGAACGTCTCACCGTCGTTGAGCGTGACCAGCGAGCCGTAGTCGTAGTAGCCGATGAGGTTGTTGGACGAACTGAAGTTGTAGAGAATGACGTAGCGGAACGGCCCGATCTGGCCGCCCGAGGCCGCAAACACGCTGTCGACCAGGATCAGTTTGAACGTCCCCGCCACGGTCGCGGAACTCGTCACCGCCGGCGTGTTGCCGCCGGCCGGGTAGCCGAATGCCGATACCGGCGGCGGATACGCAGCCGAGGACCACACCGTGTCGGTCGCGGCCGGCGCCGTGTTGGTCAGCGCCACCCGATAACTCGCGGTCGTCAGGTTGTGCGCGCCCTTGGTGAGCTGATCGATAAAGGCGTTGAATTTTTGAAATGCCGCCATCCATCATCTCCCCGGCTGGACCGGCGGACCATAAAACTTGGTCGCCGCGGCTTTCTCGGCAGCGACCGCCATCATGTCGTTTTGCTTCTCGGCTGCCTGCGCCGCAACCTGCGCTCCCGACATGGTCGCGTGCGCCTTGGTCTGCGTCAGTTGAATATCCGCGGCCGTCTCGGCCATCTTGGCCTGATGCGCCTGTTGCTCGTTCACCGCCTGCTGCTGCAGCCGCATCGCCTTCTCGGCGGCATCGCTCTGCTGCGCTTGCGCCTTTTGTGCCGCGGTCTGTTGGCCCGCCTGTATCTGCATGGTGGCGTGCTTGTCGTCGAGCTGCATCTGCGCGACCTTGAGCTGCGCGTCTTGCGCGTCCTTGCCCTTCTGGTACTCGATCTTCATTTGCTCGATCTGTAAGTCAGCCTTTGACTTAGCCGTGATCGGATCGTCGGGCTTGTTGTTGGCATTCTGTCCGGCCGAGGCCTCGATCTGCTCGACCAGGCCGTCGACGGCACCGTCGAGCGTCCGGCCGGCGCGGAACGGCGCCACCGCGAACTTGAGCAACTCGCCGCAAAACTCGGCGGTCTGCGGCTGCTGCGCGATCATCATCGAGAGCTGCGGCAACAGTGTCGACAGCATGCCGAGGAACTCGGTGCGGCGCTGCTTATCGGCGTTCTCGTCGGCCATGATGGTCGAGTCGGTTTCGATATCGAGCACGAACGCGCGCGAGCGGTTGCTCTTGAGGAATGTCAGCACCTGCTCGATCGTCGGCTGCTGCTCGAGCTTCTGCACTTCCTGCTGCGCCTGCTGCTGCGCCTGCTGGAATTGCGCGATGGCCTGCTGCGCGGCTTGCGGGTTTTGCTGCGCCATTTGCTGCGCCTGCGGGTTCTGCATCAATTGCTGCGCCTGCGCCTGCTGCTGCTGCAATTGCTGCACGATGCCCTGTATCTGCTGCTGGATCATCGCCTTGGTCGGCAGTTGCGTCTGCGACATCTGGATAATTGTTACAGGGCTGAATTTTTCCGTGATGATCTCGCACACGACCTCGACCAGATCGCGCGCCAGCCGCACCAGCTCGTACTGCTTGTCGCGAATGCGGGTCGAGCCGTATTGCGTCTTGAGCTGCTGGGCGCCGAGCGTCTCGTTGGGATCGGTGTCGCCGCGCATGATGTCGGCCATGCCGGTGATCTGGTAGATGTCGTCGATGATCTGCTTGCGCAGCGTCACCGCCCCGGTGATGGTATTGACGATCTGGTCGATCGGCAGCCACTCGATCACCGTGCTGGTGCCGCCGAATACCGCCCAGTTGCTGATCGGAACCAGCATGCGGCCCGGCGAATGCATCTTGACCGCGGCCTCGACCGCGTCCGCGAGCTCGCCGCCGCCGGCCGGATAGAACCCCTTCGCCTCGAGCGCGTCACTCAGAGCATGGATGCGCGAGGTCAGCATGTTTATTTCTTCGAGCTGGTCCTTGTACTGCAGCACGTCAGGGACCGGAACCAGCGAGCCGCGCTGGCACGTCCCGTAGGCCGGCTTGGGGCACGGGAAGAATCCGCGCAGGTCGAGGTGCGGGTCGTCCTCGTCGAGGATGACGTCGCAGCCCTTCGCCACCCAGCATACGCGCCGCTCGCCCTTGTGCCAGATTTCCCAGAACTTGGCGCGCTCGCGGTTGTCGGCGCCGCCGACCGCCTTGGCCTCGCGATCGACGGCGTACTCGGCCATCTGGTAGGCATCGCCCGAGGTGGCGTGAAACCGCTCCCGCGCCTCCGCGCGCGTCAGGTAGCTCGCCGCCGCCACCCATGACACCTCGTACCAGCAGCGGCTGATCGAATGCAGGAAGTCCTTGCGGTGCTTGAAGTCGATGCAGACCTTCTCGTAGTCGTAGTAGCTGTCGCCCTGCTTCTCCTCGTAGCGGCACCACGGAACGCCGCGGCCGGTGATGGTGATATCGTCGCGCACCTGCTTCATCAGCTCGTCGATGTAGGTCAGATCGAACGCCACCGTGGCACATCGTTCGAGCAGCTCCGAGGCGGCCTGCGGCACCGGCCGGCGGTCCTTGAACTTGGGCACCACTACCGGCACCGGACACTTGGAGTAGATCGCCGGCTTGATCACCTCGCAGTTCGCCCAGAACATCTGGTATTGCTTGTCGCGCGCCTGGTTCGCCAACCGCTCTAGGCTGGCAAACTGCTTGTCGATCTTGTCGCAATGATCGTTCCAGCTCTGGAAAGCATCCTCGCTCTCCTCGAGCAGGTTCAGCCACGCCTTCGAGGACTTGGGCTCGACTGCGGGGTTGTACTCAGCGTCGTCGGTGCCGAGGTCGGCCGGGTTGGGCTTGCCGTTGCCATTCCTATTGCCGGCTGAATAGCTGTCGCTCACAGCACGATCCCTCCGCGCCGCGCCTGCCTCTCCAATTTTCTCGTTTTGCGCAAATGGCGTTGAAGATGCTTCCCAATGGCGCGACCAAGATCGGGCTCGACGCCGTCCCAGTAGTCGGCAATGCCGGCCTCGAACCAAGCGTAGAGCTGACCATTCTCATCCGCCACGGGATATTCCTTGTCGTCTTCCTTGTCGCTCACAGCATGATCCTTCCGCGTTGCGGCTCCTCGGGCGGTGGAATGTAGATGCCCTCCGGGAGACGCTGCACGGCCTCACGCCGCGGCGCCAGCTTCCATGACGTCGAGAGGTAGCGGAATGCATCGGCGGGATGACTCGTCCAGTCGTGGACGGCCGAGGCGCGGAACGCCTTCTTCTCGTCGTCCCACTCGCGCCGGTACTGCTCTAGCGCCGATATACCGGCCTCGCATCGGGGATGAAAAACCGACAGCGGGAGGGTTCGCCGAGCGGCATTGATACCGTCGCCAACGGATGCGAGCGGCACCAGCAATGGTCTAAGGCCAAAGCCTTGCATGGTTTCAACCCTGGTGCGACCCGTTCCCCACTCTTTGACTTTGGCGTCGTGCGGGACGTAGTCGTGGCCATGTTTCCAACCGTGCTGGCGATCACGCTGGGCGATGATGTCGGCGTAATGCTCCAAACCTACACCCGACGCCGAATAGAAGTCCAACACGAATAGCTGCGCGCCGACCGCCTGGAACCACCAGATCGAGGTATCGTCGCTCACGCCCAGATCCCAGGCCCGATGCACGTAGGCGTCCGGCAGCGCCTCGATCTCGGCAATGCGGCCCTCCGATCGTACCTGCGCCATCTCAAGCGAATAGAACGCACCCAGGATCGCGGCGTTGAATGAGCACATGTACTCCTGCTCGAAATGCGCGCGGCCATGGTCCTCGCCGTAGAGCGCCTGGTACTCGGCGAGCGCCTCGGCGAGCGCGTCCTCGCCGAGCATGCCGGTCTGCCGGGCGTTGAGCAGCTGGCAGAACCAGTCCGGCGATCGGCTGGCGTGGTCGAACATCGCCTTGGCGTGGTTGTGCCCGCGCGGCGTGGTGATGAATATCGCCCACCCGTTGTTCTCCTCGATCATCGGCCGGTGGTAGGCCCACGCCGACGGGTTGGCGAGCGCCCACTCCGAGTAGGTGCAGCCGGCCACCGAGGCGCCGACGGTCTTGTCGTAATTGTCCGAGCCGATCACCTGGAACGTCGAGCCGTTCTTGAAGCGCAGGAACATCTCGTTGTCGTTGGTGTTCTCGCGCAGCTCGAGCGGGAACGCCTCGTCGATGCGGCGCTTGCCAGTGTGCGGGTTGATGGCGGTCCAGATCGCTTTGCGGCCCTGCAGGTACTCGGGCAGGCAGTGCCAGTAGTTGCCGACGCGGGTGGCCGCGCTGACCGCGGCGTGATGCAGGCATATCTCGTCCTTGCCGGCGCGGCGATGCCAGACCGCCATGGCCCGCTTGCCGCCTTCGTGCAGGTAGCGCCACAGCGGCATTTGATGCAGTCGGGGCTCCCATCCATTGTGCGGGAGCTTGATCTCGAGCATGCGTTATGTCTGCGATCGCGCCCAAAGCGCGTCCAGCACAAACGCCACGAATGAATTCCAGCCGGAGCATCCTTTACGCTTTCCGAAGAACATCTTTTTCTCCTCCGCTACTCTCGCGTCCTTTCGTGATCTGGCGCCGGCTGCGGTTCTGGCCATGTTGGTTCCACGCCGATCGTATCTTGAATGGCTGCGCCGATCGCTTCCTGCATCAATTCCATAAATGCTTTCTTGAATTGTGGATGCTTCGCGATCGTCAGCCGCAGCGAGCCCACCAGTATGGCGTTGTGCATTGTGTCAGACGGTGCGAAGTAAGCGTTCCAGAACTCGCCTTCTTGACGCATCGCTAGCCGAACCTTGAGCGTGTGCTGACCACTCATGCGATGCCTGGATATTTCTTCTTGACCGCAGCTCGCACCTCGGCCTGCTGTTGCGGCGAGCCATAGCGGCTGACCATTGCGAGCGCGAGGCGAGCATGCTCTGGGTTGGGGATCGGATACGCACGCTTACTCGGCTCCGCGAATTGTTGCTTGGGCAGCGCCTTACGCGACTTGGTCGTGAGCTTTGCCATCGATCCTCCAACAGAGTTACTTTGTTTGCTTCTTTTCCTCGATGATATTGCGGATCGTTATTCGGATATCGCCCTCGCCGTCGGCGCCGGTGTGCGCTTGCGCGGCTTTGCCCCAGCCGCGATCGAGCAAAGCAACGCACGCACTGACGCGGGCACTCTCGTTCTGACTGGTTTCGGCGATGCCGCCCAGCACGCTGATGGCGCGCTCCGTATAGGCTCGCGCAAGCGATCGGATATCGATAGGCGGCTTGGCCACTTAGCGTCGGGGGGAGCCCCGCCTCCGCTTTGCTGTCGTCGGCGTCATACATGCGCTCCTGGTTGTGTTTTGGTCAAGCGCCTATCCTCGCATTGCGGCACCATCGGCTGCTCGCGGTGGTGGGCCATGGCGCGCAGGAGGAGGACGGTTGCGGTTGGGACGGGGGTGTCGCCGAGGACGTAGCGGCGGGCCTGGCGCTCTGTGATGCCGAGCCATTTGGCGGCGTGGTGCTGTTGCATGCCGAGGCGGCTGATGGTGGCCTGGAACTCGGCGCCGGTCATGGTGCGGTTTTGCTGCCAGGTCATGCGAGGCTCCTGCGGACATTTTGTCAGGCGGATGTTTCACGTGAGACGGCCACGACTATGCGAGCAGCTTCGACGTGATGGGCGGTTCTTCGCACCAGCCTTTGTCGCGCACGATCTGGTCGAGGCTGCGCCCGTCGCCTAGGCCGTTTGCTTGCCTTCCTTCCTTCCTCGGAAGTCCGCTTTCTTTCCAGCCTTTGTTGCGAATAACGGCTTCGAGTGCTGGGGAAACGCTGGATGGTTTGGGTGGCAGAATTTCTTCCTTTGCGGCCTCTCCGCGCGCGCGCAGTTCAGTAAAGGAAGAAAGGTTTTCTATATGTGATTGTGTAGTAGCATCGTCGGCGCATTGCTGGCGCATTGCCACCGCATTAGCTAACTCATTGGAAATTATCGGTTTGGACCATCGTTTGTTTGCATTTTTCATCGCGTTTCTTCCGATTATGACAACCTTTTCCAACTCTTTTGTCAGCCTTTTCTGTCTCCAGAGGCCATCCGGTCCCTTGTGGAAAAACCGGTGGAGAATTGGCGGCACGAGACGATTGAAACGGTTGCCATGCAGACCCGCGGCACAGCCCGCCAACGACCGTTTGAGAAGCACCATGTCATCGGGAATTGCGCCATCGGGCCGGCGCCAGGCGACCATCAGCAAAAGCAGATAGGCACCGTGCTGGGCCGGGTCCAAATCCAGCGTGTCAGCCAGATAGTCAGCCCAGTAGATCGGCATCCATGGACGATTGCTCATGTGCGTCAGTCCGGCTTGTCGCGTCCCACGGCGTCGTAGAGGGCGAGGAGCGCCTTGCGGGCGCCGGGCGTGTCCGGGAGGATCAGGCGGCCGGGGCCGTCCCGCCGGGCGACCTCCTTGAGCAGCGCCTCGACGGCGGCCACTATGTCCACGCCCTGGTAGTCCTGGAACGGCCGCGTCTCGGCGATTTTGACGATATCCGAGGCCATCTCGTTGATGACGGCCGCCATGTGCTCGCGCAGTTCCTCGAGCTGTATGGACACGTCGTTGACGGCGTCCCGCAGCTTCTCGATCGGACCCTCCGCGATTTCGTCTGCCGTGTTCATTTCTCCATCCTCCCCGTAAAACGCCATGAGAACCTTGCGGGCGTGGTCTGTGCTCATGCTTGGCCTCGCTGTGGTGGCCCGCCGGGGAGCGGGATCATGGATGGTGGCAACCGAAAACGCCGGCCAGTGGGCTCCTGGACGCCGGCAGTCCGCTTTCCTGTCACGTCCCACCTTGAAGCAAGTCCGTGCACCCGACCTTGGACTTGCATAGCCACTGCCCTCACGGACGAGGTCGGGCGGCTAGAACTGTGGCCCGCCGGGCGGGATGCCGATGGATGGCGGTATCATCCCGGCAGGCCTGTGAGCTGACGGAGCGGGAAGCAACGTCAGCCTACTTTGTTACGCGAGCTTGTTGGTCTGCTTCTTCCGTACCAACCCGGCGAGGCCGACGAGGCCGATGCCGAACAGGAAGGCCGAGGCCGGCAGCGGGGTCTGCGCCACCGCCGGTGCCGCCTCGATGAAGAACGAGTCCGGCCCATCGTTGAGGCCACTCATGAGAGCCACGAAACCGATCGTGTCTCCCACATGAACGTCGTTCAGGTTCAGCAGCGCCCCGGTGATGGAGTAGTCCGGGAAGCCGGTGCCGTTGTTCTTCGACGGCACGTTGCCGGTGGTACCGCCGGTAAAGGACGCCAGCACGGTATGCGTGGTGAAGTCGAGGAAGAAAAACGAATTCAACGTCTGGGCCTGATTGGTGTCATTCACGTCCACGCCGATGCTGAACCCCAGGCTAGTGTCGTTGTTGGCAAG